GCGGTGGCGGAGGCGGCGGCGGCGGCGGTGGCGGAGGCGGCGGCGGCGGCGGTGGCGGAGGCGGCGGCGGCGGCGGTGGCGGAGGCGGCGGCGGCGGCGGCGGTGGCGGAGGCGGCGGCGGCGGCGGCGGCGGCGGCGGCGGTGGCGGCGGCGGCGGTGGCGGACATTTCGGGCCTCGCCTACGGCTCGGCCTCCTACTGGACTTTCCGCGACAGGGTGCGTGACGAGATCCGGCGCATCTGGAACGACTCCGAGAACAAGTCGGCGATCGCGCAGGCCGTCCAGCTGAACAACGCCGAAGGCATCGCCCTGCTCGGCAAGATGATCGACGCTGAGGTTCCCGCGTGATCTACTTCGCGCTCGCCATCGTGATCCTGGTCACGGTGGCGGCACTGTTCCTCTTCCTCGACCTGATGCGTGCCGCCCTGAGTAACAAGGTGCGCGTCGGCACCTTGGCCCTGATCTTCCGGTCGGTGGCGATCGCGATCCTGTCGACCATCGCCGTCTGGCTGTTCCCCATCACGGTCGCGGGCGGCGTGCTGCGGTGAACATGCTCATGCTGAGTGGGTTCCTCTTCGGACTGGGCGTCGGGATCCTGATCTGCGCCCTGGTCGGGCTGCTGCGCGTGCGCCACACGCGCCGGGCCGCGATCCGCACGGTGGTCGCGTGGATGAGGTCCAACGCCTACGTGACCATGGCCGACCGTGTCGCCCGAGCATTCGAGGTCGACCGATGACTCTCGACGACTACATCACGCTCGACTGCCGCGATGGCAACTGCAGCGCCTGCGAGACCTGCTCGCACCACTGCCACGCCGGTCTCCGCGTTCTCACGGTTCGTCAACCGTGGGCGGACGCGATCATCAACCTCGGCAAGGACGTCGAGAACCGCACCCGCAACATCGCTGGCGCCTACAAGGGACCTGTCGCGATCCATGCCGCTAAGCAGCTGCTCCCGATCGATGAGACCTTGGAAGCCGGGAAGTTCATCGGTGACCTGACCGGATACATGCCGCTCTTCACCATGCCGGCGGGTCGCGGCGCGATCCTCGGCGTGGTCGACCTGACCGAGACCCACCCGGAAAGCCGGTCCCACCCGTGCGACTGCTCCGACTGGGCCGAGATCGACCGGTGGCACCTCGTACTGGCGAACCCGCGTCCCCTCACCGAGCCGATCCCCTTCAAGGGCGCTCTCGGTCTGCGCCGACTGCCTGACGATGTCGCCGAGCAGGTCTGGGCGGCGGTGGCCGCATGATGGGTGCCCGCACACGCCTCGATACCGCCCTGACCCGTCTGGGCCTTGGTGAACCTGAGCTCTCGGACGGAAGCCATGAGCCGTCCGAGCCGATCACCGAAGGGGTGGGCACTCCTGATCCTGCCTCGCCCCCCGCGGTGATCGAGAGCGACCCGACCGAGGCTGGTTACCCCGGTCGGGTCGCTCAACCCCTCGACCTTGATGCGATCGAAGAGCGCGCAGCCGCACCGGCCACGCACCTCGACGTGGAGACCTCGCTCGGCATTGACCTGCCGGCACTGACCGGGGCGATCCGATCCGCTCTCGCGCTGCACCCCAAGACCAGAGTCCCGACGTCAGGATCGACCGACCCGAACCATGTCCCTTCCACCCGCACACTGTGCGGCCTTTGCCGCGACGGCTGGCCGTGTGGGACCGTCCTGGCACTGGGCGGGGGTAGCTGATGCCTCTCGTCCTCGAAAACGGCAACGTCGGACAGCTGACCTACACCGAGTTCCTCCGCGAGAAGGTCGCCTTCGACCGCTCGTTCGGATTCGACGTCGACGACGCCGACCTCTCGCCCCTGCTGAAGGATCACCAGAAAGCGATCGTGCGGTGGGCTGTCAAGGGCGGCCGGCGCGCGATGTTCGCCCGGTTCGGACTGGGCAAGTCCGTCATGCAGCTGGAGACCCTGCGGCTGATCCTGAAGCGACACGGCGGGGCGGCTCTGATCGTCGCACCGCTCGGCGTGCGGTCGGAGTTCATCCATGACGGTATCAACCTGCTCGACGGCATGGACGTGCGCTTCATCCGGCGCACCGACCAGATCGACCCGGATTGGTCGGGCATCTACGTCACCAACTACGAATCCGTGCGCGACGGCCGCCTCAATGTGGAGGGCTTCACCGCCGTCTCTCTCGACGAGGCCGCGGTGCTCGCCTCGTACGGCTCGAAGACCACACAGGAGATGCTCGCGCTCTTCGCTGAGGTCCCGTTCCGTTTCGTCGCCACGGCGACACCATCCCCGAACGAGCACCTCGAACTCATCAACTACGCAGGGTTCCTGGGCATCATGGACCGCGGCGCGGCTCTTACCCGGTTCTTCCAGCGCGACTCCACCAAAGCGGGTGAGCTCACGCTCTACCCGCACAAGCGGGACGAGTTCTGGCTCTGGCTGAACACCTGGGCGTGCTTCGTGCAACGGCCGTCCGATCTCGGATTCTCCGACGACGGCTACGTACTCCCGTCGCTCGAGGTGATTTGGCACGAGGTCGAGACCGACCTGGCCGGCACTCACATCGAGCGCGATGGCCAGGGGCGACTGTTCCGCGGCGGGGCGATGTCCTCCGTCGAGGCGTCGAAGGAGAAGCGCGACACCATCACCGAGCGCGTCGCCCGGGTCATGGCCATCATCGGCCAGGAGGTCGACGCGGCCCAGGTAGTCATCTGGTGCGATCTGAACGACGAGCAGTCGGCGGTCGAAGCCGCGTTGACGGCCGCCGGGCGCACGTTTTCGTCGGTCCATGGCGGGCTCTCCGACGATGAGGCAGAGCGACGTCTCGACGAGTGGCGCGACGGCGAGACGTACGCCCTGATCGGCAAGCCGGTGATGCTCGGCCAGGGCATGAACCTGCAGCAGGCGCACGTCGCCATCTTCGCCGGCGTGACCTACAAGTTCCGGCAGACGATCCAGGCCGTGCACCGCATCCATCGCTTCGGGCAGACGCACGCCTGCCGGGTGCATCTGATCCTCGCCGAGACCGAATCCGAGGTGCGCAACGTCTTGAAGGCGAAGTGGTCCGAGCACGACGAACTCACGGAGCGGATGTCGGACCTGATCCGCATCCACGGACTCAACTCCCTGTCGATCTCGCGCGAGCTCACCCGGTCGATGGGAGTCGAGCGCGAGATCGTGCAGGGCGAGTCGTTCACCCTCGCGCTGAACGACTGCGTGGTCGAGACACGCGACTTCATGCTCGCCTGCTCGGTCGACCTGATCGTGACCTCGATCCCGTTCGGCAACCACTACGAGTACTCGCTCAACTACGCCGACTTCGGCCACACCGACGACAACGATCACTTCTGGTGGCAGATGGACTACGCCACCCCGGAACTCTTCCGGGTGCTACGCCCCGGCCGGATCATGGCCGTGCACGTCAAGGACCGGATCCGGTACGGCAACGTCACCGGGACCGGGTTGCCAACCTCGGACCCATTCCACGCGCAGGCGATCGCCCACTACATGGGCCACGGCTTCGACTACCTCGGCATGATCACCGTCACCACCGACGTCGTGCGCGAGAACAACCAGACCTACCGCCTCGGCTACTCCAAGATGCTGCAGGACGCGTCGGTGATGGGGGTCGGGTCGCCGGAGTACATCATCCTGCTGCACAAGCCACAGACCGACCGGTCCAAAGGGTGGGCCGACCAGCGCATCGAGAAGCTCTCGCGGGAACGCCAACGCGAGGGCATCAAGGCCGAGTACTCGCTCGCACAGTGGCAGATCGACGCCGACGCGAAGTGGCGCTCGTCGGGCGACCGCCTGCTGTCCATCTCTGAGATCGTCGCCCTCGACCCGGCGACGCGCGACCGCGTGTTCGGCACCCAGTACCTGGAGCGCGTGTACGACTTCCACGGTCACGTGGCCCTCGCCGAAGCGCTGCAGGAGAAGAATCTGCTGCCGTCGACCTTCGCCTCCATGAGTCCGCCCGTCGACTCTCCCTGGATCTGGGACGACATCAACCGGATGGCCACCCTGAACGGCGAGCAGTCCTCCCGGAACCTGGAGTTCCACATCTGCCCGCTCCAGTTCGACATCGTCGAGCGCCTGATCGGCCGATACTCCACCGAGGGCGAGCTCGTGCTCGACCCCTTCTCCGGGCTCGGCACCGTGCCGCTCTTCGCCCGCCGCATGGGCCGCGTCGGCTACGGCGTCGAGCTCAACCCGACCTCGCACCGTGACGCCGTCATGTATCAGGCGGAGGAAGACCGCAAGGGCTCGATCCCCACCCTCTTCGACCTGGTTGGCGCCGAGGAAGAGAGGGCCGCGTCGTGACGCACGAACTGATTGGCCACAAGATCGTCACAGGTCGTATCTATGCCCACATCGCTCGGGTGTTCGACGAGGGCACCTTGGTGCTTCAGCCGCTCGTCAGCGGCCCGAACACCGGCAAGCACGTCGGCCAGTTCCGCGAGCAGCCCATCTGCAAGGGCATGAGCGGGCGCACCTGGCGCCACTCTTCGATGACGAACAGCCCGGAGCAGGTCCAGCGGGACCACGCCCGAATGGTCGAGGAGGACTCGAACGGTTTCGCGGACCTCGCCCAACCGCCCGGATACGAGCCGTGCGAAGAGTGCTCGGTGCTGTACCTCGCCGACCAGGTAAAGGCGGCCCTGTCGTGATCAGTGTGGATATCAGTGACGGTCGCGCGCTGATCCACGTCGTTTCCGGTGCGCTCGATGTGACCTACGAGGTGAAGCCCGGCGTCGTCTACTCGCGCGCAGGCATCGCGAGCAACGGTTTCGTCCTCGACCTCGTAGGCATCGACCGCGACCAGTTCAGGGCACCCTACGTCTTCGGCGCCCACGACTTCGAGACCGTGGTCTGCCGTGCGATGTCTAAGGCTCGCCACCTTGAACGTGCATGGCGGAAGACGTCGCCTCGCGAGGTGACCGCCGCATGAGCGTCACCTTCACCGACTTCTTCTGCGGCTTCGGCGGATCGTCCCAGGGCCTCACCGAGGCGGGCCTGACCTTGAAGTGGGCGGCCAACCATTGGGATCGCGCGATCGAGACTCACTCGGCCAACTTCCGCGACGCCGACCACTTCCAGGGCGACATCTCCGGATTCGACATGCGCCGGGTCCCGGCCGCCGATATGGCGTGGATGTCACCCGAGTGCACCTGGCACTCCCCGGCAGGCGGGCGCAAGAAGCTGCGCGCCGAGCTCGACCTGTTTGACGACTACGTCGCCACCGATGGGGGAGAACGGTCGCGCGCCACCATGTGGGACGTCATCCGGGCCGCCGAGGCGAAACAGTTCAAGGTCCTGATCGTTGAGAACGTCGTCGAGGTGACAACCTGGCCGCTGTTCGACGACTGGCTGCACTCGATGGAGTCCCTCGGCTACGAGCACCAGATCGTGTGCGTCACCGCTGCGCACATCGGAGGCGACCTGAATCCGTACGCCCCGCAGTGGCGCGACCGGATCTACGTGGTCGAGCCGTACGTGCTGCCTGCCGCCGCGGCGATCGACTGGTCGGACCTCGGGATCCGCATCTCCGACCGCGATAAGCCTCTCGCACCAGCGACCATGCGCCGCATCGAGGCGGGCATCCGGATGTTTTCCCGCCCGATCGTCACCGCCGCGGCCGGGCAGACATACGACGCCGCCAGCGAAGGGCACCCCCGGTCCTTCTATCGCGTCGCGCCCGCCGACAGTGCACCGCTCGACACGCGCATGACGACCGGCGGCGATGGCGTCGCCGTTCCGCCCTTCATGGCGAGTGTGAACCACGGCGAGGACGCCCATGGGCGGTCGTACCTCCCAGACGAACAGCCGCTGCCGACGCGGTCTACCAAGATCGGAGACGGTCTTGTCGTCGCTCCGTTCTTGAGCCGCCAGTACAACTCCCGCACGGGAGCAGAGGGCAACGCGGAGCACCTCAACACCGGCACCGACGATGAGCCGCTGCACCCGATCACCGCCAGCGGTGGAGGAAATCACGCTCTTGTGTCGCCTCCCATGATCGTTGCTGGCTACGACCATCAGGGCGGCGATGCGCGACGGGTGAAGCCAGCCTTCGGAGCGCCCCTCGGAACGGTCGTCGCGAACGGGCGCGGGCATCACCAGCTGGTGGTCCCGCCGATGATTGCGGACCTGCATGGAACCGGGACGGCGCGCTCCGTTGAGAATGATGCGCTCGGCGCGATCACGGCTGGCGGCAACCACCATGGGCTCGCGACTCCCGAAGGCGCATTCATCCAGAAGCATCACGGCGGTCTGGACTATGCCGGCGTGGAGCACATGGTCAAGGGCGTTGACGAGCCCCTGCCGTCGATCGTGGCCCGCGCAAACGTGTCGTTGGTCATCCCGTACCGCCGCGGCCGTGCAGCCCGCGCAGTCGAGGGGCCGTTGCCTACCATGACCACCTCAAACACCACGGCGATCGTCGAGCCCGACTTCACTGCAGCCGAGCTCGAAGAGATCGTGCAGGGTTCCCGGTTCCGGATGCTCGGCCCGCGCGAGCACCTCCGTGCGCAGCGCTTCCCCGACAGCTACATCGTCAAGGGCAACAAGTCCGAGCAGACGAAGGGTGCTGGCAACGCCGTCGCCTCGAATGTTGCTCATTGGCTTGGCACCATCGTTCTCGCCGCGCTCGGCACCCCCGCGGAGCGTGCCGCATGATCGGCCCGAAGCTCGAGCGGCCGACCGCGGCCGAGGGCCGCGCAGCGCGCGCTGCCGTGCGCAAGCGCTCAGGTGGCATCTGCGAAGGCTGCGGCAAGCACCCGGCGACCGATCAGCATCACCGCCTCTACAAGTCCCGCCTGGGCTATGCGCTCGACACGGAAGACAACCTCCTGGATCTCTGCGGCGGCGCGAGTGGCCTGGCCGGCGGCAACCACTCCGGATGCCACGGAGTAGCCCACACGCTCATCGGCGAGCACCTGGGCTGGTCGGTCAAGTCCGGCAATGATCCCGCGGAGGTCCCCGTCTTCCATAAGGCCACCATCACATGGACTCTCAGCGGTAAGCCGATCCTCCCCGCGCTGGCGATCGACCTGCTCGTCGCGCTCGGTCAGCTGCGCCAGGGGGTGTCCGCCTGATGATGTGGCGTCAATCCTTCCGCGCCGATCCGGCCGCCGCAGCTATCGCCGACCGGCACTACAACCGTCAGTCAGTCGGCTCCGCGCAGTTCGTACCGCCTGGACGCTGCGTCGTTCTGGTCGCGGATGAAGCGGTGTGGGTGACCTCGTGGCCGTTCGCCGAATACGTGAAGCATGCCTGGGCGGGGGCGTGGATGAACACGCTCTTCAGGCGCGAGGGTGGCGAACTCGCCTCCGAGATGATCCGGGCGGCTGTGGCCGCAACGCGGTGGACCTGGCCGGTCGTACCTGAGGGCGGGATGGTGACATTCGTGGATGCATCGAAGGTGCGCCACAAGCGCGATCCTGGCCGGTCGTACCTGAGGGCGGGATTCCAGCGCGTCGGAGAGACCAAGGGTGGGCTGCTGGCGTTCCAGATGTTGGCCGGCCAGATGCCTGCTGCCGAGCCGCCTCTGGGTGCTCTCGAGCCCATGTTCGAGGTGGTCTGATGCCTCGCGACCCGCGTCCCTACGTGACCTACCCGGTGGGCTACACCGACCACCCGCGCCTCGCCCTGCTGTCCGATTCGGCCTTCCGGGTGTTCCACCTGATGAACGACTACTCGCGCGAATACGGCCTCGACGGCAAGTTCACCTTCGAGATTGCGAAGCGCTGGCCGAAGCGGGCGCTCAGCGAGCTCACCAAAGGGATCGACGACCGTCCTCTGGTTCTAGTCACCGAAACCGGCTACTTCATGCGCTCGTACGACGAGCACCAGCTGACCACCGCCGACATCGAGGCGATGCGTGCACAGAAGTCAGCCGCGGGAGCGAAGGGTGGCAGAGCGAAAGCGGCTGCTAGGCGAAACGCTGGCGAATCTGTAGCAGGTGCTAGCTCTGAGGGCTGGCAGAACGTAGCAAAGTCAAAGTCAAAGTCAGAGTCACAGTTAGAAGACAAGACAGACCAACCACACGACTCAGAGGTCTCTCACGTAATACCCGCGCGAGCCGATCTGACCGATTCGGAGTTCTTGGCTGAGTCGGCGAGCAGGCTCGGCATCAAGAGCCTCTTCCGCGTGCTGGTCGCCTTCGAGCAGGTCGTAGGTCAGATCGTGACCGACACCGACATTGCGATCGCAGTTGATGTGGCGGGCGCCGTGCTGGACCTCTCGACGGATCACGTCCGCTACCCCGAGGCGTACCTCGAGCGAACGGTCAAGGACTCACCCGAGACCGTGCGCACCGAGTGGACCCGGATCTCAACCACTGCGCCGAAAGCGGTGCCCGCATGACCTGGGAACTCGAGATCGAGGACGGTCTCACGAATGGTCAGTGGATGATCCTCCGTGCCCGCACGCAGCGTGTGCTCGCCGAGGCTCAGGCGGACCAGGTCGAGCGACAGTTCCAGGTCGACATGCTCGGCCTCGACTTCCTCGATGCACTCGAGTGGTTCGCCGCGCACCCGTTCCCGATGACGCCTTCGGAGTTCCTGATCGAAGAACTCCGCGCCGCGCGCGCCGCCGGCTTCCATCCGGACCACACGCACCTCGCCCAACCGCGTGCGGTGGTGCGACCGAAGAAGTACATCCCGACCGCCGTGCAGCTGCGCATCGCGATGGCAGTACTCGACAAGCAGTCCAACTCGAAGAAGGAGAAAGTCCATGGTTGAACTCATCCGGGGATCGGAAGGTCACGGCTTCCAGCTGGGGCCGAATCTGTACCTGTACGCCGGTCCGGGTCAGCGGGGTCAGAAGCTGCCCGTGCTCGCCATCAAGGGACCACGCGACAAGAAGGATGTCGTGCTCGCGGACTTCCGCAACTCGACGGCGGCGGCCCGGTTCATCAACGAACTGCAGGCAACCCTCGACAGCGCGGCCTCGCTCCGTGTGGGACCGGCGGCGCCCGAGCTCACCGAAGAGCAGGCCGCGGAGGTCGCGAGGTTCGGACTCGACACGCCACCGACCGCCGAGGAAGAGGCCGACCGACTGCGCCTCATCGCCGCCGAGATGGGCCTTGCTGTCGACGTCGTGACCGATGAGGCGGTCGCCTGATGTACGGGTACGACCTGATCCGCGCCGAGCGCATCCGCCAGGTGGTCAGCGAGGACTACTCCGCAGCGCACGACAAAGGCCACGAGGACGAACTCGCGCTGGCGGCAGCCTGCTACGCGCTCGTCAACGTCAGCGGCGGCACGCACCTCGAGACCCTGTCCAACGGGGTGCCGTGGCTCTGGCCGTGGGAGAGCGGGCATTGGAAGCCGCGTGACAAGAAGCGCGACCTGGTGCGCGCGGGCGCTCTGATCGCCGCCGCGCTCGACGCGATCCTCGCCGCCGAACCCCCCACGCCCGCATCGACCACCGAAGGGATTCCGCGATGAAGCAGGAGACCAAGCGCCTGATGAACTGGGCGTCGATCATTGAGCCCGACACGCTCGAACAGGCGAAGCGGACGAGCGAGATGCCGTTCATCTTCCCGCACCTGGCGTTGATGCCCGATGCCCATCTCGGCAAGGGCGCCACGGTCGGATCGGTGATCCCGACGATCGGCGCGATCATCCCCGCCGCGGTCGGTGTCGACATCGGGTGCGGCATGATCGCCGTGCGCACCCAGTGGAACGCCGACGAGTTCCGCAGCGTGGTCGACCTGTCGTATCTGCGCCGCTCGATCGAGGCTCGCGTGCCGTTGTCGGCCGGCCACTACAACACCGAGGTGCCGTCGTTCATGGGCGGGTCGGAGCGGATCGCTGAGCTCGAAGATGCCGCTACGCGCGCGCAGTTCAGCCCCGACGAATATGCCGGCAACTGGCGTCTTCAGCTGGGCACGCTCGGATCCGGGAATCACTTCATCGAGGTCACCGCCGACGAGGAGGATCGCGTCTGGCTGTTCCTGCACTCCGGATCTCGCGGCGTCGGCAACAAGATCGCCGTGCACCACATCCAGGTTGCTCAGGAGCAGATGCGGCGCTGGTGGATCGACTTGCCCGACCCGGACCTCGCCTACCTGGTCGAGGGCACCGACGAGTTCTGGGCCTACATCCGGCAGCTGCGCTGGGCGCAGAAGTTCGCCCTCCTGAACCGCGAAGAGATGATGGCCCGCGTCATCGGCCAGGTCGAACTCATCACCGGAATCGATGTCGAGGTGAGCCAGCAGGTCAACTGCCACCACAACTACACCGAGCGCGAGACCCACTTCGGCAAGGAGGTCTGGTTGTCCCGGAAGGGCGCCATCGACGCGTCCAAGGGCACGCCCGGTCTGATCCCTGGATCGATGGGAACCGCGTCGTACGTCGTCGAGGGGCTCGGCAATGCGCTCGCGCTGAACTCGTCCCCGCACGGCGCTGGGCGCGAGTACTCGCGTTCCGCCGCGCGGAAGGCCTTCACACATGAGCAGTTGGTCGAGTCGATGGCCGGGATCGAGTGGTCCGGCTCGGATGCATTCCGCGACGAAATCCCCGCGGCGTACAAGCCGATCGATCAGGTCATGGCTGACGCGAGCGATCTGGTCACTATCAGGCACACCCTGCACCAGCTGATCAACGTGAAGGGCGACTGATGCCCCTCAAGGTCTCCAAGCAGCTGACAGTCCCGCTCGAGTACGCCACCGACGCGACCGCGATCCTCGGCAAGCGCGGATCCGGGAAGACCAACACCGCGGTGGTGTTCGTCGAGGAGATGCTCACCGCGGGCCTCCCGGTCGTCATCGTGGACACGGTCGGCGTTTGGTGGGGCATCCGCTCGTCGGCCGACGGCAACAAGGCCGGATTCGATGTCGTGATCTTCGGCGGGGAACACGGCGACGTGCCGCTCGAAGAGAAGTCGGGCGTGATCATCGCCGACGCGATCCTCGACAACGGACTGTCGGCCGTCATCGACACATCGGGTCTCGGGAAGGCCGCGAGCAAGCGGTTCCTCCTGGCATTTGTGATGCACATCTACCACCGGAAGGCGAAGGACCGCACCCCCTTGCATGTCGTCTTCGATGAGGCCGACGAGCTAGCACCGCAGAAGCCCGACTCTCGGTCGGGCCCGGAGGGCGTGATGCTCCTGTCGGCGATGGAGGACTTCGTGCGCCGCGGTCGCTCCCGTGGTCTCGGCTGCACGCTCGTGACGCAGCGGCCGGCCGTGCTCAACAAGGATGTGCTCACCCAGGTCGAGACTCTTATCGCGATGCGCATGACGGGCACCTTGGACATCAAGGCGATCGACGATTGGACACGGGCGTCCGCAGCTGAGGACGAGGACGCCGCCACCGTCAAGGCAACGCTGCACAAGCTCGAAACGGGCACCGGGTGGGTGTGGTCGCCGCAATGGCTCAACATCTTTGAGCGCGTCACCTTCCGGGAGCGGACCACGTTCGACTCGTCAGCGACCCCGAAGATCGGCGAAGTCCGGCAGGAGCCAAGGGCGCGCAAGGAGATCGACCTCGCGAAGCTCGGCGAGAAGATCGCTGCGACCGTCGAGCGCGCGAAAGCCGACGACCCCAAGGAGCTCCGGGCGAGGATCTCAGAACTTGAACGGGCGCTCCGTGAAGCGCCATTGCAAGTGGTCCCGGAGACGCAGGTGGCCGAGGTATCGGTGATCACCGATGAGGATCGCGCGTACCTGTCACAGCAGACCAACTTCATCCATCAGGCGGTCCTCGACCTGATGCGCACCGCCGTGGCCGACGTCGCGAACGCTGCCGATCGGATCGTCGGCGCGGTCAGCGCCGCCACGCCGAGTCCGTCGGCACCTCCGCCGGTTGCCCCGCGGCGCAGCGTTGAGCGTGCCAAGGCCACCCCGCCGCCTGCACCGACCGGCGCTGCGACAGTGCAGCGTGTGGGCGCTGCCGATGGCGACGTCGAGCCGAGAAAGTTGGCCAGGTCCGAGCGTCTGGTACTCACGGTCTTGGCCCAACGGGGCGAGCAGACGCAGCAGCAGGTCGCGATGCTCACCGGATACGCGGTCAACGGTGGCGGGTTCAACAACGCGCTCGGCGCGCTGCGATCGGCGGGGATGCTGGAAGGCACGAAGAGCGGTCTCCGTGCGACCCAGAGCGGCCTGGATGCGCTTGGTGCGTTCGAGCCGATGCCGACCGGTCAAGCGTTGATCGACTTCTGGCTGAGCAAGTTCGGCAAGGCCGAGCGACTGATCTTGGAGTACTTGATCGGCGTCTGGCCAGAACCGGCGAGCCGGGATGACATCGCGGCGGCGACGGGCTACGAGCCGAACGGCGGTGGCTTCAACAACGCCATCGGGAAGCTCCGCACACTGACGCTCCTGAAGGGTGAACGCGGCCAGCCGATCACCGTCACCGACGAACTCGGGGAGGCGCGCGATGCCTGATCTCGACCTCGATGCGATCGAAGCCCGCGCGAACGCCGCGAGCCCGATGCCCTGGGCGTTCTACGACGACGACCTCTGGCGTGGAGTGACCGCCGAGCAACTCGCGGCCTATGACGCCGCCGCCGAGCGCGGCGACGATCCCGAATGGCCCGGAGGAGCAGACCAGGTTTTCCACGGCGACCCCAAGGTCGTCGAAGATGCCGAGTTCGTCGCCCACGCTCGCGGGGACGTTCCGGCGCTGACCGCCGAAGTGCGCCGTGCGCACGCCCTGATCGTGAAGCTCTGGAAGGTCGCCAACCCGACCGACTACCCGGTGCACGACGCGATCCGACAGGCCGGCTACGGCTCGATGATCTTCGAGGCCTCACGATGACGGCCCCGCAGCGAGTCCAGATGTCGCGCCAGCATGCCTGGCGCGCAGAGCATCCGACCGCCGTCATTGTGGACCGCACCACCGCTTGGGGAAACCCGATCCGGATCCAGGCCGGGACGTTCGTGCGCGCGCCGAGTCAGGCGGCGTGGGGCGTGCGTCAGGTTGATACGGCCGTTGAAGCGGTCGAGCTCTTCCGCCAGTGGATGACCGGGGAGATCGAGGTCAGCGGCGCGACTCGCCCCAACCTCGGCTACCTCCGGGGCCAGGACCTCGCGTGCTGGTGCGCGCCGGACGCCGCCTGTCACGCGGATGTGCTGATCGAGTTGGCGAACGCATGAGCCGGCCGAGCACCCCACCGCAGACGACGCCGACGGGCGGCAAGCGCCTCACGGTGAAGCGCGCCTGCGACCGCTGCGGGCGCGAGCTCGGTGACGCCACCAGGGAGGAATTGGAGGCGGCGATCGTTGGACCGCTTCCGTCGGTGGTTGCCGAGTGCGGGTGCCTCGCCGCGGACGCCGCGATCGCCGCCCTCGAAGGCCACCACATCGCGATCCTCCTGCCGTACCCGGAACCCCACTGGGAGTGCTGGTGCGGTGCCGACCTTGGCGACAAGGCAATGACCGACGTTGCCGCACTCACCCCTCACCACGTGCTTCTCGCTCGGGAAGCCGTCTTCATCACGATCAACAAGGAGCCCTGAATGACAAGAAGCAAGCCGCAGCGCCGCACCGGCGCGGGCGCCCGCATCAACGCCGACAACATCTGGGTGTACCGGGTCATCGTCGTCCTCGTGGTCGCTGCCGGCCTGTCCGGCGTGATCATGTCGTGGTCGGGTCAGCTGTACGTGGCTGCCTGGTTCCAGCTGCCGCCCGAGTTCTCGTGGACGGTCCCCGTTGCCTTCGACATCCCGATCGCCACGCTGGCGCTGTCGTCGCTGGCCATGAAGTCCCGGGGGCGTGAGGGCACCGCGTTCTGGTTCACTGTCCTCGCCATTGTCTTCACCGTGATGTCGTCGGCGGCGAACTTCCTCTACGTGTCATCGCACTCGCACCTCGCCGACTATCAGGCCTGGACCGGAGCGGTCGGGAAGGCCGCGGCACCGTTCATCACCTTGGTGATGTCGGAAGTGCTCGGTGCTCTGGTGACCAGGCCGGCAGGTGAGCGCGGGCTGCTGGCGAAGCGCACCGCCGAGTTGAAGGCGGTCAAGACCGAGCTCGCGAAGCTTCGCAAGACACCGCGACCGGTGCCGACCGTCCAGCCGGTCCCGACCCCGACTGCACACCGACAGCCCGACGTGCCGCTCGAGACGAGCTTCGAGACTGTCGGGAGGACCGCCTGATGGGCGCGTGGATCGCGGGCGCCTGGGGCGTCTGCCTGTTCGTCATCGTCTGCATCTTCGCGGTCATCCTGATCGTGCTGCTCGGCCTCATCATCAAGTGGGCGGTCGTCACGTTCCGCGACATGGGGCGCGGCGACGACACGGCGCGCCCGAAGAAGTCGAACGTCACCCCGATCATGCGCGGCAAATAGGTGGCCGCGGTGGACGAGGACCCGGAGAAGCTGCACGAGGATGCCGTCGCGGCGTTCGAGAAGTACCTGCTCGCGCGCCTCGAGCTCGACTTCGCGATCAACTGCGACGTCGCCGGTCCAGAGCAGTGCACTCGTGAAGCCGAGTGGTGGGGCGTGTGCAAGAACTGCAACCTCCCGTTCTTCTGGTGCTCGCCCCATCACGACTCCCAGTCCATCGCCGCCGCAACCTTCGGCGTCACGATCCGATGCTCCGGCTGCGGATCGTTCGGCCCCCTTCCGCTTGTCTTCACGCTCGGTCTGCTGAGGAGCCCCGCATGAACACCACGATTCGACTCTCGTACGACCGCGCCGTGAAGAAGGGCACCGAGAACGACCCCAACCCGGAGATCCTGCCGGCAGCGCGCGGCCACTTCTCGGAGCCATTCTTTCGCCGCACACGCTTCGCGCTCGAACTCGCGCCCGGACTGGTGCAGCACATCGCCAGCCTCCGCGACGCTGCGGGAGGCGGGGCAGAGCGGGTGCAGACCACGAAGGAGATGCCGTTGCCGTTCAACGCGCAGGCATGGGACGACGCGAACGAGGTGTACAAGAACCTCGTCTACTGGTCGGTCGTCTTCGCCGGCATGCTGCGGCTCAGCCCTCCCTCACCGGCGCGACGTTCGTGGCGCGCATCCGACGACCGCGTCATCGGCTTGCCGGCGAACATCAGCCCTACCGACTCCCGCTACGTCGTCGGCATCATCGGTCTCTGGTTGCGCACGCAGCTGGAACCGATCATGCACCTCCGCGCCGACGAGGTCATGGAGTTCCACGAGCAACTCGGCGACGTGTTCCGCCTGTCTGCGCGCTGGCCGCAGCGTGACCGTGCGACCTGGTCGAAGCTGCCCTGCCCATGGTGCGGCGGCCGTCTCGCGGTCTACCCGCCCGAGGTCCTGGGCGCTGAGCGAATGGCGGTGTGCGAGGGATGCACCCGCTCGCTCACGCAGGAGGAGTTCGACGCCAACGTCGACCGTGTCGCAACAGCCACCAAGGAGGCGCAGAAGCTCGTGATCAAGCACGGACGCAACATCCCGGGGGAGTGGCGACTGTGACCGGCTGGGCGGCGGTCGTTCTCGTGTGCGGCGGCCTGGCAGCAGAGTGCATTGTCGCGCTGCTGATCCTCGCCGTCGATGCGGTGCGGGAGGGCCGTCGTCGCAAGGTGTGGCAGAACGCACTCCGTCTCGCTGTGGTCGTCCCCGACCTGGTGGAGCAAGTGGCCGTGGAGACGGCTGGGGTTGAGGACCCCACGGATCTGATCGCATCCGTCGCCGAGCATGTCGCCTCCATCGACGAGCTCCCTCACGACGCGCTCGTTGAGATCGCCCTGGCGAACGAGAACAAGGACATCGACCATGCCGCCGAGATGGAGGAACTCCGCACCGACGCAGTGTCTCTCATCGCTGAGGTGATCGTGCAACGTGACGCCGAGCACACCGAGGTGATTCGCCAGACCAGGGCGAAGCGTCGCCATTGGTCGACCGTGAAACGACTGAAGGGAACCGCATGACCAACCATCTCCGCCGGATGCAGACCCGGTCGCGGTTGATGACCGGCACCGATCCGATCCGGCACAACGAGATCGTCGCGCTGAACCGGCGCTACCGGAGGCTGTCCCGGGAGATGCGCCGGGCAAGTCTCATGCTCCGTCGGGTCGGTCGCGCCGCCGGCATCGCGGCGAAGCAGATGAGCGAGGCGTTCCATGGGTGACGGACTCGCGTGCACGCGCCGGCCGCGGGCGCGCAAGACGCACATGTGCGAGGAGTGCGGTCGCACCATCGAGGTGGGCGAGATTTACGTGCGCTACGCCGGAACTTGGGAGGGAGACTTCTTCACGAACGTCGCCTGCTCCCAGTGTGCCGCTCTCCGGAGTCGTGTGCGGACGATGGACGACTACTACTTCGAGAGCTACTACGGCGGTCTCTCCGAATGGATCGCCCAAAGGTTGTGGGTTGAGGTCAGGTGGAAGCAGGATGACCCCCAGCTGATTCCATTCCTGCGCCTGGTCGCGGGCTTCGAGAACAAGTGGCGCACTCGGGCCGGGACGACCTGGCCCGGCTTAGAAGACGATGTTATGGCGATGGCATCATGAACGACCTCGTGGACCCGAACCAGATCGAACTGATCGTGGGTGCCCGCCGGCATTCGGTGAAGCACCTCGGCCGCGTCGTCACCGCGACCCAGACGACCTACATCCTCCACTCGCAACTGTGCCTCCAGCGCGGCGAGGACCTGCGCGAGTGCGTTTTCTCCCGCGCCATGGATGAGGGATTCGACCTGGCCGAGTTCGAGGCTTTCACCGACCGTCCCATCGTGATGGCCGTGGATTCGCAGGGCGTCCTCTGCCCGGCCGAGATCGCCCGGATCCGGGAGGATGCGCCTGCCTACTTCACGTCGGGAGAAGCGATCATCTATCTGGATGCCGACGGTTCCGCGCTATGACCATCGCCGACGCCTTGGTCTCCCTCGATGGTCGCTACCGGTACCGACTAACCCGCGAATGGGATGCCGCCACCAAGAAGATGACGTTCGTGATGCTCAACCCAAGCACTGCCGACGCGACGTTGGATGACCCGACGATCCGCCGCTGCATGGGCTTCGCCAAGCGCGACGGCTTCGGTGGCATCTACGTCGTCAATCTGTACGCCTTCCGCGCAACCGATCCGAAGGACATGAAGCGGGCCATCGACCCGGTAGGCTCCGAGAACGACATGAGGCTCCGCTTCGCGTTCCGCCGCGCAGCCGAGCAACGCGCTCCGATCGTCGCAGCATGGGGCACTCACGGTGATCCGCACCGCGTGCGTCAAGTGCGGGCGTCGATTGACGAGGCCGGCGCGGACGTGTACTCGCTCGGGACGACCAAGGATGGCCACCCGAAGCACCCTCTCTACATCAGGGCCGACCAACCGCTGGAGCCGTACCGATGAGTCGCCGCCGTGAGCGTGCTCACCCGTGCCCCACCCCGAACAAGGATCGGCACGGTAACGTCGACCGAGCTCGCCTTGCCGCCATCTCGATCTGCCTTCGCTCGGGCGACACGCTCTACGGCTACCGCTGTCCCGCGGGCCCACACTGGCACGTCACCTCGCGCGCCTCCTGGGACGGGAATCAACACCTTCTGCTCGCACGCAGCCGAGTGCCCGCTCTCATCCGTGACACGGCACTGGCCGCGCATTGATGGGGCAGCGGCAGATGGCGCGTGTAGCTAGAGCCTTCCGCCAGCATCCCGAGACTGTGCCTGAGGATCGCTTCGAGTGGGTCGAACGCGGAGCGCGGGTGCGGTGCGTGCTGTGCAGTCGAGTCGGCTACGGCTACGCTGGCCGCCGGCCGGATCCCGCCGCGCGAGACTTCGCCGGTCACTTAATGCAGAGCCCTTGGTCTCCCTGGCAGATTAGGTGCCTACTCGACCACCCATGGCCATGCTCGTGCGGACTCTCGTTCATCACCTTCCGTGATCTCTGGGCGCACATCGGAGCACCTCGCCCGCCTGGATGGGGCCGCATCGGAGACCATCGCCCCAGTCTTGCGTGCGAGTGGACTCCGCGCGACACGCCGCATTCAATACCTGTGGATAACCCTGTCTGAGGGGCACGCCAAGGTACGCTAATCGCGAGGGATTCAGTGGCTCAGCCGCTGGGTCCCTTCGGTGTTTCCAAGGGCACCGCTTGCGCAGGGATTCCTTTTCCCCGAGTTCGCGTCGCCGGTGAGCGAGCGCCACACCGGCGGGGCGCCGACTGAGTACTCCACCTCCTCTTTTGGCGCCCCCTTCGTCTTCCCCGCCCTGCCACACACAGTCCTACGAGACACCGGGCAGCGAGTCTGGGGAACCTTCAGCGGCCACCCCGCCGCAATCTGCTCCCTCGCGCGATGCGAGGTAGACGGGCGCGATGCCCGTTGAGCGAAAGGGGCATCATGCCCAAGGAACAGATCAATACCCCGGCGACACGAGTCATCACCCTGATCGATGACGGCAAACCCGGCAGCAGTTACGCGATGGGCTGGCCCGAGTTCGGGCACGAACTCCGCCCCGGTGAGACCTTCGAGCACACTCCAATCCTGTGGCTCGGATGGAGCCGCGGACCCGAGGGGCTCGACGACGAGGACCTGGTCTTCTACGTCGATATCGCAGAGGACGAGATCCTCCGCACCGCCGAGATGATCAAGTACAACCGGTCACTCCCCATCGGCGCGATCAAGCACGACGTCGAGCCGATGTGGACCTTCTCGTCGGTGGTGCTCAAGCGCAAGGAAATGCTGAGCCTGATCCGCACTGCACGTCGCGCAATGCACGCCGTCTTCGGCGCGGACGAGTAACCGCTTCGGGCGGCCGGTACCTGCGTGCATTGATCCGCTCAGCCCCGGCCGCCCGAACACCCCAGGAGACCACCATGACCAAGCTCACCGCCGAGCGCGCCTACGGGTGGATTCCCGACATCCCCGACCAGCGCGACCACATCGTGCGCCTCACCGCGCCGATCGCACTGCCCGACCACGTCGACCTGCGCCCCACCATGCCCCCTGTCTACGACCAGGGACAGCTGGGCTCCTGCACCGCCAACGCGATCGGTGCCGCGTTCGACTTCGAGCGCCACCTGCAGGGCCACCCGTTCCTCACCCCATCGCGCCTGTTCATCTACTTCAACGAGCGCACCGTTGAGCACACGGTCAAGACCGACTCGGGCGCCCAGATCCGCGACGGCATCAAGACCACGAAGACGTACGGCGTCGCAGCGGAGAAGCTGTGGCCGTACGCGATCGCCAAGTTCACGGTGAAGCCCCCTGCCCCCGTGTTCAAGGCAGCGCTGAAGAACCAGGCCGTCGAGTACGCGCGCGTGCCCCAGGCGGTCGAGTCGATCCAGCAGGTCCTGGCCGGCGGCCGGCCGATCATCATCGGCTTCACCGTCTACGAGTCGTTCGAGTCGCAGGCCGTCGCGCAGTCGGGCGTCGTCCCGCTGCCCACCCCCGGCGAGGCGGTGCTCGGCGGCCACGCTGTCCTGATCGTCGGGTACGAGACTGTCGCCGGTCAGCTGCGCTGGATCGTTCGCAACAGCTGGGGAACCGGCTGGGGAGACAAGGGCCACTTCCACATCCCGGCCCGCTACTTCACGAACCCGAACCTGGCGTCTGACCTCTGGGTCATCAAGAGCGTGGAGGTGTGACCGTGGCCAAGACGCAGCCAGGTCTGTCGATGTCGCGCGCGCTCCTGCACGAGACCATCACTGCGACCGACGAGAAGGGCAAGCCCGTCAAGGGCGAGGACGGCAAGCCGATCACCTTCGAGGGCGGCTACCTGATCCCCGACGACAAGCTCACCGACCTCGAGCATGTCGAGCGCGACTACGGCTTCACCTTCGGCGTCCCCGAGGTGCACGAATCCGCCGGCGGCGCGAAGGGCCTCGCGGTCGCATGCACGAACCAGGACTGCGCCCGCGTCAACCGCCTGGTCCAGCTGCACGACGACACGGTGCTCCCGGTCAACTGCGGCGAGTGCGGACGGCTGCTGTACTGCGCGCACCCGGACACGCTCCCGGTCACTCACCACGAAGGCGACCTCGCTCACCCGCGCCGTGTCACCCGCGAGGTGTGCGTGGTGTGTCAGACCGAGGTCTCCCGCAAGGTCGAGGACCTGCCCGCGATCTCGATCGAGCACGTCCCACTGCACCTGTTCGCCGGACTCGACCTGGACGCCGCGGCGACCGCCGCACAGGATTCGCTCCGGGCGGCCAAAGCCGCCGAGGGCATGGAGTGAGACTCCGCCCCATCGACCGCATGGTCTTGATCGTGGTCGCCGCGGTGCTGTGCGCCGGGTTCCTCGTTGCGGCCACGGGGGTCGCAGCAGCCGCCATCATCCACTGACCGGAGAGCCCGGATGTTCAACCTCACCGACGTGCAGGGCAACCTGATCCTGATGCGCGACGGGACCCCGTTCGTGTACTCGAACCGGGACCTCGCACGTGCGGGACGCGGGATCCTGCAGGGCGCGCTCAAGATCGGACTGCGAATCGTGGACGCGCGATGAGACAGGCTGCGCTCAGCCGCCGCGAGCTCGTCGTGCTCGCCATGTACGTGAACGGCGCGTGCGCCTCGGAGATCAGCGGCTACCTCAGCATCTCGATTGAGACCGTCAAGGGCTACATCAAGCGCGGCATCCAGAAGTACCGCGAGATCGGGTTCGTCGGCCCCAGCGACAAACTCAGCCTGGGCGTCCTCCTGAACGCCGAGCCGCGCACCTGGTTCCTGTCGGGCTACCAACTCACGCGGAGGAGGTCCGCCGCATGACCGCAGTCGCGCAACTGATCGGCGAAGACTCCGACGAGCTCAAGTGGTGGTGCCCCGGCTGCGAGTCCATCCACGTCGTACCGGTGAACCAGCAGGGCGGCTGGGAATGGGACGGCAGCCTCGACGCGCCGACCATCAGCCCTTCGATCCTCGTGATGTCGCACCGGGCGCTGATCGACACCGAGCTTCAGGAGCCCGCCCTCACCAACGAGGCGAACATCACCACGACCCCCCAGTGCCACTCGTACGTGCGCGCCGGGCAGATCATGTTCCTCGCCGACTGCACCCACCACCTGTCCGACCAGACCGTGCCCATGGCACCGATCACGGATCGGCCGTGACCCATCACACCATCGCCGCCGTCACGGTCCTCTTCGCGGTCCTCGTGCCCACGGCGCTCATCGCCCGCGCATGCCGCCCCGGACCCTGGCGCCGCCCGGGCAAGACCTGGTTCGACCTCCTCGCGATCTTCAGGAGCACCGATGAAGCACACACCTCGCGCACCCGGCCGGCCGCGCAACCCGGTGATCGGGGAACCCGTCACCGTCGACACATTCCCGGGCGCACGCTGGCGAGTCATCGAGCTCACTGAGCACGACGAGCCTGGACGCTTCCGCCTCCTGCGCCTGGACCGCTCACCCGGTCGAGGGATGCAACTCGCCGGGATCCTCGGCTCGCGTCTGCGGGTGTGCTACTGATGGCCGCCCTCGCGCCGATGATCGTCCCCGTGAAGTGCCCGGTCATCAACTGCGCAACAGTCATCGACTGCACGCTGAGTATCGAGATCGAAGCCGAGCCGGACTTCGGCGCCAGCAGCATCGCCCATGTCGCCCGCATGAACCTGAAGGCGGACACCTCCCAAGCTCTTGTCGATGTCGAGCTTCACCTGCTCACCGAGCACGGAATCACGCGCACCACCTGAGGGATGGTGACCATCCGGGCCGTTTCGGGGTACGAAAGGCTCCCGAAACACGGCCCGAGACCCGAAAGCCCCGGAAATCGGGGGACAAACCCACCGGATAGAGCCTCCTGATGCCTTCCACCCAGTCCGAATCGGCCACCTTCCCCCTCGTCGTCGACGGGAAACCGACCGAGCCCTGGCAGCTGCGCGACGCCATCGCGCTGACCGTCTTCCGCTTGTTCGACTCGCTCGACGAGTCCACGCGCCGAGAGGTCCAGGTCGCCCCGGATGCCGGGATGCCTGGCTACACCATCAGCACCGCCGACCCCTGCCAGTTCGACCTGGCCACCTTCCACCTGAAGGTGCGATCGGTCGGCGCAGTGCTCGCCATCGAGGCCACCTGCGACAGCATCGCCGCCGAGCCGCTGGTGATCCCCGAACCCCAGCCGTCCTCGTTCGAGACCCTCTAGGAGACCGACATGCTCACTGCACTTATCGCCCTGATCGGCGTCATCCTGATCATCGTCTCGGCGTTCCCCGTCAAGTCCCGGGTCGGCCTCCTGGCCCTGGGACTCGGCATCTTCCTACTCGGCTGGGCCGTGCTGCCCATGTTCGGCATCCACTGATGAACCACCACACCGCAGCTCAGAAGGGCGAAGGCGGCGGCTGGCACTACGTCAGCCTCAGCAAGCGTGGTGGCCACCCGCTCGGCTACTGCGTCGATCACGCACCGCACGCCACCGAGGCAGAAGCACGAGAGTGCTATGGCCAGTACCAGCGTGACAACGTGACGCTCGACGGTCAACTCTCGCGCTGGTCGGACTGTGCCGAGTGCGGAGCCCCGACCAAGACGACCGCGAACATCCGAGGTGACGGCTACGCCAACGTCTCGCTTTGCGTCGACCACCTGAACACGGAGTGCGCGATCAAGCACCTGCACATCGAAGGTGCCGCAGGGGATTCCTGGCAGTCGTAACTTCAGCATGACGCCGGATCGGTCGGGAGTCGTTGCGGAACGCTTCAATCGAAGGTCCCGGCGTCATGCTGAACACCTCTTCACCCCATCAACGAGGACGACCCCATGGTGACTCAGTGCACGGGGACGGTGAAGTCCACCGGGGCGCGTTGCAAGAAGTCCGCCATCGAGGGTGGGACGGTTTGCCGGTTCCATGGTGGCGCGGCGCCTCAGGTGAAGGCGAAGGCCGCTGTTCGTGCCGAGGTGCTGTCGTGGAATCTCGGTGACGCGGTTGACGATCCTGGCGATGTGCTGCTGCGTCTGGTGACCCAGTCGCGTATCCGTGTGGAGCGGTATGCGGCATCGATCGAGGCGAAGATCACTGAGGGGCAGAAGCAGTACGGCGACGGCTTCACCCTCGAGGCGATCCTGGTGGGGTCCACATACTTCGAGGGGCAGAAGACCGGCGAGTACATCCGCGGTCTGATCCAGCTGGAGGCGCAGGAACGCGACCGCCTCGCCGGGTTCGCATCGAAAGCGATCGCAGCCGGTCTCGCGGAACGCCAGGTGCGCATGGCGGAGCGTCAAGGGGAGATGCTCGCCGCGGTGCTGCTGGCGGTGATCGCGAACCAGGCTCTCGGTCTCACTCCCGCCCAGCAGAAGGCGCTTCCGGATGTCCTCGAACTCGAGCTCGGCAAGCTTCAAACCGGGTGACTTCGACGCACTCCGCAACGCCCTGCACCGCATCCGCCCCGTCGAGCCCGTCTACGCCACACCTGGCGATCTCGCGCGGGTGGTCGACCCGGGCACGGTCCAGACCGAGGCGCTCGAACTGATCGACAAAGCTGTCGTGTCGGCGTACAACACGCCGAACGCACGGCTGATCATCTCGATGCCCCCGCAGGAGGGCAAGTCCCAGCGGGTCACAAAGACCGCAACCCTGTGGGCACTGCTGAACAACCCCGACCGCCGCATCGCGATCGCGTCGTACAGCCAGGAACTCGCCGAAGGCTTCTCCCGCGACATCCGCAACTGGCTCGCCACCTTCAACGGCGACGAAGGCACTGTCGACCTGGGCCTGCGCGTTGCACGCGACAACGGAGCCGCACGGCGCTGGCAACTGTCCGGCCACCGCGGTGGCGTCCGCGCTGTCGGTCTGCGCGGTTCCCTGACCGGCCGCCCCGTCGACGCGATGATCATCGACGATCCGATCAAGGACGCCGAGCAGGCGGACTCGGAGTACTACCGCGACTTCGTGTGGGGCTGGTGGCAAGCCACCGCCGGAACCCGGTTCGCTCCCGGTGCGCCTGTCATCCTCATCCTCACCCGCTGGCACGAAGACGACCTCGCCGGCCGACTCCTCGCCGCTGAGGACGGCGCGGTGTGGAATGTCATCAACATCCCCGCCCTTGCCGACCACGACCCGGCGAAGGGCCAGACAGATCCGCTCGGCCGTCAACCGGGCGTGTGGCTGAACTCGGCCCGGAAGCGCACCATCGACGAGTGGAACGCCACCCGCGTCCGTGTCGGCTCACGCGTGTTCAACGCGCTGTACCAGGGCCGCCCAAGTCCCGCGACCGGTGACGTCCTGAGGCGCACCTGGTGGCGCCGCTACGACACCCTTCTGTGGAAGGACGGCGGCGACGGCAAATCGATGCTGCTCGACGGCTTCGACGAGGTGATCATCTCCGTCGACGCGACCTTCAAGAACACGAAGAGCTCCGACTTCGTCGTCATGCAGGTGTGGGCCAAGCGCGGTGCGGACGTATACCTGATCGACCAGGTCCACAGGAGGCTGTCTTTCACGGAGACGGTGAAGGCGTTCACCAAGCTGGTGGAGAAGTGGCCGCAGGCGACCGCGAAGCTCATCGAGGACAAGGCCAACGGCACCGCCGTGATCGACCAACTGCGGAAGAAGATTCCGGGGCTGATCCCGGTGAATCCGACCGAGTCGAAGTTCGCGCGCGCCAACGCGGTCGCACCGTTCGTCGAATCGGGCAACGTGCACCTACCCACCGCCGAGGTGGCGCTGTTCGACGTCGAAGGGTTCATCGAGGAAGCGACCGCGTTCCCGAACGGCGCGCACGACGACCAGATCGACGGATTCTCGCAGGCGGTCGCGCGGCTGCTGCTGCGCGCCGGATCCGGGCACGCCTTCCTCGATGCGATGAAGAGCCGGGTCAAGGCTGACGGCACCGAGGTTCCCAAGACCGCGACGAACTGGCGCGAGACAGCAGCGAAGCTCCGCGAGCAGAGAGGGCGATGACCAGATGACCGGGCTCGTTGACGTGCAGGGACGACCCCTTCGCGTGCCCCGGGTCTCAGGCCGCACCCCCAGCGCGATCCAGCAGTCCATGACCGAGCAGGGCATGGACACCTCCGCCAACTTCGGCCCGGGTCACCCGCTCATGCCGGCGCACGGCTACTCCACCCGCCCGCGCTCCACCGACTACCCCGTCGGCGTCAACATCAACACGATGGGCCGCGAGGCTTGGGGCCGCACCTCGTACGCCGTCCTCGCCGGGATCATCGACGCCTACGACGTCGCACGCATGTGCATCAACCACAAGATCGACGAGATCCGGTCGATGGAGCCGATGTACCTGCCCAAGGACGGGGTGAAGGGCGACCTGACCGACGCCGTCGACGCCGCCGAGGTGGCGATGTCTTTCCCCGACCGGGAGAACCCGTTCGAGGCGTGGGTGTCGCTGCTGTTCGAGAACAGCCTCCGCTACGACGCCGGCCCGCTGTACAAGCGCCGCAACTACGACGGCGAGATCATCGCCCTCGAGGTGCTCGACGGGACCACGATCTTCCCGTACATCGACGAGCACGGGCGCCGCCCAAAGTCCCCCGCGCCCGCGTACTTTCAGCGCATCAAGGGGCAGACGGACAAGTACTTCACCCGCGACGACATCACCTACAACCTGTTCCGCCCGCAGGCGAACTCTCCGTACGGCCTCGCGCCGATCGAATCGGTGCTGCTGACCGCGAACACCGACATCCGCTTCCAGTGGCACTTCCTGCAGATGTTCACCGACGGGTCGATCCCCGGCGGCTTCATGTCGTTGCCTCCGGACATCTCCAGCCCAGACCAAGTGGCGGAGTGGCAGGAGTACTGGGACGCGATCACCCTGGGCGACCAGTCGATCCTGCACAAGCTCCTCGCCGTGCCGAACGGGTCCGTCCTCACGGAGACACGCCCGAAGACCTTCGACAAGGAGTTCCCGCAGCACCTCGCATCCCGCACCGCGGCGATGTTCGGTGTCGTCCCGCAGGACATCGGCATCGTCGACGACGTGAACCGCTCGTCGGGCGAGACCCAGACTGACATCCAGTTCCGGGTGAACACGCTCCCCTGGGTGCGGTTCTTCGAGGGCATCGTCAGCCGCTACCTCCAGCTGGACCTGGGACTCCCCGTGAAGCTGAAGCTGAACACCGGCCGCGACACGGAGGACTCCGCCGAGGAGGCCCAGCGGTGGGCGACGCTCGTGCAGAACGGTGCCGCATCCGCGGACGAGATGCGCGCCGCTCTCACCGGACTCGCGATCGACAACGAGCGGCCTGTGCCGCGCGGGTTCGTGTCGAACAAGGGCGGGTTCATCCCGCTCGACTCCATCATGGGGATCGCCGGTCACATCGACCCGGAGACCGCCGCGCCGTCGTCGGACGTGCCCCTCACGGGTCAGCCGTTCACGGCGCCCGGAGGTGTCGTCCCGGAGAAGGAACCCGGAGCGATCGACTTCACCCGCGCACCACTGAACGCCGACGAGCCCAACTTCCCCGAGCTCGAAGGTGTCGTGCCCGGATCCGACGTCGTCGCCACCCCTGCACCTGCAGGTGCGGAGGACGAGGAGGAGCCGGTCGCGAAGGCGGAAGCAACCGCCGGCGTCACCGCTGAGTCGGGCATCGCCGGGGTCGACCTGGTGGATGACGACGAGACGCTGGTGAAGTCTGAGCTCGCCGCGTTCCGCAGGTTCACCAAGAGCGCCCAGCGCCGCGGCAAGTGGCGGGACTTCGCGTTCACGGCCGTCGACCGGGTGCAGGCACACCGTCTGAACGACGACGCCCGGGCGCAGCTGCGCAAGGCCGCCGGTGAGCTCGTCGCCGCAGGTCTCGCAGTGCGGGCCATGGATACCGGCCGTGTGCTGCTGCTGCAGCGCGGCCTCGACCCGGAAGACCCCGCCTCGGGCTCGTGGGAGTTCCCGGGCGGCCACATCGAAGACGGTGAAGCCCCGTTCGATGCCGCCTGCCGCGAATGGCAGGAGGAAGTTGGGATCCTGCTGCCTGCGGTCGCCACGGCGGACGCGTACGCGGAGTTCACCAACTGGGCCGCCTCGAACGGCGTCTACATCGGGTTCGTGTTCGACGTGGCCTCCGAGGCGGACATCGCCTTGGCTGACCGCGCCGTGGTCACCAACCCGGACGACCCCGACGGCGACATCGTCGAAGCGGTCGCCTGGTGGGACCCGTCGCTGCTGGCGGGCAACCCGGCGATCCGCGCCGAACTGCTCGACGACGCCCCGCTCGTGCTCGCCGCCCTGGCAGACGATGAGGCGGCGGATGTCGGCGACCTGGTCGAAGAGAACGGGCTGGGCATCCTGGACGAGATCCCGGAGCCCATCGCGGACGCAGCCGTCGATGCGGTCGAGGACCTCGAGAAGGGTCCGTTCGAGCGCGGCTTCAACGCGCGCGCCGAGCTCAACGGGTTCCCGGTTCGTCTGGACGAGAGCCGCAAGCCCGGCCAGCAGGAGCCGGACGAATCGGTGCTCGCTGCAGTAGACGCCTTCAACGAGGTCTCTGCCGCAACCGACGGCGAGTTCATGCTCGCACCGATGCCCCCGGAGGACGATGCCGGCCCTCTCGTGAAGGGGTGGCGTGACACGTCACCCCTCACCCCGGCGCACGAGTACGACCTGAAGATCACGGACCACTACAGCCCGCTGATCGTTCAGGCGCTCGAGCGGATCATCGACCAGTTGCCCATCGACCAGATCATCGCCGCCCACACGGGCGACCTGACCAAGAAGGTCGACCCCGGCACCGACGAGCTCGAAGCTGCAGTACGCGCGGCCCTCGAAGCCGCCGGTGGGAGCATCGACACCGCGGACCTCGAACAGACCGTGCGGCAGATCATCGCCGACGGCTACCTGGTCGGGGATCACTCCGCACAGGTGCAGATCGGCGGCCACGCGGTCTCCGTCGCCGGAGTCAACGGTGATCTGACGGCCACGGTCGACTGGTCGACGTGGAAGCCCGGCGACACGGCCGCAGCGTTGAAGGACGCGAACGGCGGCCTGTCACAGTTGCTGGATCAGTCCGGCATCACCGTGAAGGGCATCAAGCAGACGACCCTGGACCGCATTGGCAACAAGATCGCCGAGGGGCTGTCCAACGGTGACCCGTCGGCGAAGATCGGCCGCGACATCCGCGAGGACGTCGGGGATTCGTTCCGCGCAGACCTGATCGCACACACCGAGACCACGCGGGCCGTCACGGCCGCGACGTTCGACGTGTTCAACGCGAACGGGATCACCGAGTGGGACCTGCTCCTGTCCGACGGCGCGTGCGCCGAATGCGAGGCGATCGCCGAGCAGAACCCGCACCCAGCCTCGGATGACGAGGACGCTCCGCCGGTGCATCCTCTGTGCCGATGCGCTGCCTCACCGCGCGTCCCGGACTTCAACAGCCCGGACACGACCGACGAGTGAGCGAGCGGCCACGCAACCCCCCTTGCGTGGCCGCTCCGACCGGAAGGCTTGCCCATGGCCGACGAAGATCGGTTCGTTCTCGGCATCGCGTTCAAGGCGGGCCATTACCCGGAACTGCGCAAGGGTGCTGACGGCCGCAAGGACATCGCCTCCGCTGAGGTGATCGAGAAGGCCGCCTGGCAGTACCTGTCCGAAGTCGGCGGCCAGCAGGTCGGCATCGAGCATGCGGATGGGACTCTCGGCCACGCGAAGGTCGTGGAGTCGTACATCTACCGCAACGACGAGCCGTGGCTGATCAAGTCCGTCACCGGGCAGGACGTCCTGGTCGAAAAGGGCGACTGGCTCATCGGCATGCAACTCGACGAAGCAGCCTGGGCGCTCCGCAAGGCCGGGAAACTGAACGGCCTCTCACCGCAAGGGCGCGTCGCGCGCCGCCCCCTCACAAGGAGCAGCACATGACGCACACGCCGCCCAAGGTCGCCCCCGAAGTCGACGAGGAAGACCTGTCCGAGATCACCAAGATGCACGCCCCCCGCGTCGACCTGGTCGGAGGCGCGGCCGTCGGCTTCGACTTCCTCATGGCCAAGTCGACCGACAACCCATCGATGTTCACCGAGGACGACGTTGTCGCTCTCGCCAAGCGAGCCCAGGAGGGCGACGACATGACTGCCAAGAAGACCGCCGCTCCCGCGGCACAGACCGACCTGACCAAGGCGGACCTGGAGATCGACGTGAACTCCGACGCCGTTCTCGAAGTCCCCACCATCGACGCGGAAGGCGATGCGGTCCTCGACCCCACGTCGGCCGCGTGGGAGCAGCTGGACGCCGCCCGTGCGGGCCAGGCGATCGAGCTCACCGTGGCGCTGAAGCGTCTCGTCGAGCAGGCCATCGCCCGCGAGACGCAGGAGGCGCTCGTCGGTGACGACATCGACGACGCCGACAACGCTTGGTCCCTCGCGATGGTGGCCGACGATCTCGACTGCATCCTCGGCGTACTCGCGCCGTTCGCCGTCTCCGAAGCCGCCGAGGCCGAAGACCGCCAGACCGATGACAGCCTCGTGCTCAAGTCGGTCGACTCCAGCATCCCGCTCGAAGCTGGCGACATCCTCCTGAAGGCGGGCCGGGTCCTCTCGGGCGTCAACGAGGGACGCGTGCAGCAGGCGCACGACCTCCTCGGCGAGGTGCTCGGCACGCTCGGCTCCGCGGTGCCGGATGACGGTCTCGTGAAGGCCGACATCTCCGACGCTGAGATCACCACGGACGAGCCCGTCGACGAGCCGATCGCGAAGGCCGACGACGAGTCCCAGCTGGTGCTGGTGTACTCGCAGGGCGGTGCGATCCTCGGCGGCGTGAAGCCGGAGGACATCACCACCTTCGCCGCCACGCCGGAGCCGGAGACTGAGGGCGACGACACCGCCCCGGACGACGACGCAGCCGAGCCCGTGGCCGATGCGCCGGCCGAGCCTGCTCCGGATGCCGATGCGCCCGCCGCGGCCACCGACGAGGCGCCCTCGGACGCCGACCAGCCCACCGATGCCGAGATCACGCCCGACGAGCGCGTGATCCCCGGCACGGACACCGTCCAGGCCCCGGCCGAGGACGACGAAGACGTCAAGAAGGGGCAGCACACCGACGAGGTGCGCGCCGCGGTCAAAGAGGCCATCGCTCCGGTCGCCCAAGAGATCACCGAGAACTTCACGGTGATGGGTGAACTGGTGAAGAGCCTGAAGGACCGCGTCGAGCGTTTCGGCAAGCAGCCCGACGACCGCAACAGCCCGACCCGGAACGGCGCCACCGGCGCCCCCGGAGAGGCGGTCCGCGGAGCCGGTGACGGCAACACGGTCGAGGATCTCCGCAAGGCGATCGACGCCGAGACCGACCCGGAGAAGAAGCGGAAGCTCAGCACTGCGCTGGTGTCCGCCGAGATCCGGTCGCGCTTCACCGAGTAACACCACCCGTCCCTTCCACCCCCACCCGAAGCCCGCCCCAGTGCGGGTCCTTCGGCATGCCCGAAAGGCACATCGTGAATCTCGATTCCATCTCCAAGGAGACGCTCGAGGAGATCAAGAAGGCGTCCGCGACCGCGGGCGTGCTGAGCTCGACCGGCATCACCGGTGTCGACCTCGGCGATCTCGTCTCGCTCATCCCCGTCAACACCCCGTTCTACGACTCCCTCGCTCGCACGCGTCCCACCATGGGCAACACGTTCGCGCAGTGGAAGGCGCTCGTGAACGTGAACAACGCCCAGCCCGACCCGGCTGTCGCGCTCGACTACGCCGCGCCGATCGTGACGCTGCAGGAGCTCGACGTCACCGCCCCGTACGGCAAGATCGGTGCCGGCTACACCGTGACCCGCGACGCTCAGGCGATCGCGGCCGGCTACGCCGACTCGAAGGCCGTCGCGATCTTCAACGCCCTCAACCAGTACAAGCTGGGTGCGGACAAGAAGCTCCTGGGCGGCCAGCGGTTCGCGCTCACCACGCCCGGCACCCCCGTGGTGTCCACGGCGACGACCGGCGGGACGATCCCGCTGTCGACCGCGGTGAACGTGAAGGTCGCGGCGCGTACGCTGTCCGGGTACTTCTACGGCGGCTCGACCGTCGCGTCGGCCCAGGGCACCGTCACCACCGGCGGCGGCACGAGCACCAACACCGCCACGGCCACGGTCGCGTCGGTCGCCGGTGCGGTCGCCTACGACTGGTTCGTCGCGGGCTTCTACTACACGACCACCACGGTGAACAAGGTGCTGATCACCTTCATCCCGGTCGCGAACCAGGCCGTTCCGACGAACCTGCCCGGGTTCTACTCCGCCGCCCCCGCTTCGGTGCCCGTCGCCGACGGCTCCGCGAAGCCGAACGACTTCAACGGCCTGCTGGCCACCCTCACCGGTGACTACGCGACCGGTGGCGCCACCGGCTTGGTCACCCGCGGCTCGGGCACCAACTCGGGCGCGGTCGTCACCTCGCTCGACGGTGCCGTGTTCACGGTCGCCGGCCAGAACGTCGCGGAGCTCGACACGCTCAACACGGCGATCTGGAACAACGTGCAGCTGTCCCCGGACGCTTACATGATGGCGTCCGCGCAGGCCACGGAGATCAGCGCCGCGATCGGCGCGACCGCCGCGGGTGGCACCACGATGTTCCTGCCGAACCTGGACGGCCGCGGCGAAGCCGTCGCCGGTCAGTTCGTCGGCTGGTACATCAACAAGGCCGCGGGCGGCAAGCCGGTCAAGATCGAGGTTCACCCGAACCTCGCTCCCGGAACGGTCATCGCCCGCACCGACTCGGTGCCGTTCCCGAACAGCAACATCACCAACACGCTCGAGATGCGCAACCTCGACGAGGTGTACTCCTACGAGTACGGCTCGGCTCGGGTGCTCAACCAGGCCGGTGGTGGTCCCCGCGAGGACGGCGAGACCCTGTCGCTGTCGACCCTCGTGAACCGCGCCCCGGTCGCGATGGGCGTGCTGCAGAACGTCGGCTAGCGCCGACCAGGTGGGGGCGTGCTTCGGTGCGCCCCCACCTCCCCGATCTGACCCTTTGAACAGGAGAGGACAGCTGATGCTGATCCAGAAAGATGGAGCCGCTTCGGTCGGCTCCGACCAGGAATACGAGGCCGACAAGGATGGCGTCATCGAGGTCCCGGCCGAGCTCGGCGAGGTGCTGGTGCGCACGCACGGCTTCGTCGAGGTCATCCCCGAGCCCGATGCGCCCGCACGTCCGGCGAAGGCGGCGAAGGCCGCCGAGCCGACCGCGGGCGCATCCAAGGAGACGGCCGCGGCGAAGAAGAAGCGCCTGGCCGAGGAGGCGAAGGCGGCGAAGGCCGCCGAGCCGACCGCGGGCGTCGAACGCGACCGCAGCGACGGCATCGACCACGGCGTCAAGGACGCCCCGGCCGAGAAGTCGGACGACGAAGGCGACTCGGGCGAGCACGACGAGGACGCCGCCGAGTAACCAAACCCCGGGCGTCAGCATCCCCTCCGGAGTGCTGGCGCCCGGCCCCGAACATGCGAAGGAGGAGCGGTGACCATCAACCCCGCCGTGTCGGCCAACGTGACCACCTACGCCTCCCGCGAGCCGTACCTCACCAGCGCCGAGTACATCGCGTCGCCCACCGGTGTCGACATCTCCGAGCTCGTCGTCGGCGGCAACGACGCCCAGCAGGCGGACGCGCTGAAGCAGACCATCGCCCGCGCCTCGAGCGCGATCGACACCTACTGCCGCAAGGTCCTCGCCGCCACATTGGACACCCAGTCGGGCAGGTACCGTCTGCGCTCCGACGGGAATCTGATCATCACGCTCGACAACACCCCGATCATCGAGGTGACCAACGTCGCGATCGGCGCGACCCCGAACCAGCTGACCCCGTTGCAGGACCTGTCTGGCGTGTGGATCAACCGCAAGACCATCGAGGTCCCCGTCGCCGCGATCACGCAGCCCGGACCGTGGCTCGGCGGGAAGCTGTACGTCGTCGCCTCGTACATCAACGGGTGGGCCAACTGCCTCTTGACCGCGGATGCCGCACAGGGCGCGACGGCCATCACCGTCGACTCGGCGTTGGGCGTGCAGGCGGGTCTGCCGATGACCGTCTACGACCCCGGAGCCTCAGAGCAGGTCGTGGTGCTCAGCGTGGTCGGCAACACGATCAACCTGGCCAGCCCGCTGACGGCCGCGCACCTCGCTGGTGTCGCCGTGTCGGCTCTGCCGCCGGTGATCAAGCAGGCGTGCGTCCTGTGGACCACCGGACTGATCAAGACCAAGGGCGACGACTCCTTCGTGATGCCCGCCATCGGCGCGCAGCCGTCGCAGATCACCCCCGAATACGCGGAGGGCATCCGCGACCTCAACACGGCCGCCGGACTGCTGCAGTCGTTCCGGAGGGCCGCATGACCTACGTGCCCGGTGACGCAGCGGTTCGCGCCGCCACGCTCGCCTACTTCGCCACCCCCGGCATTGACGGCATCGAGATGTGGTTCGCGGACGAGCCGTGGTTCATTGCCGGCGGCCAGTGGAACCTGAAGAAGCGCAACGGCAACAACACCATCGCCTACCTGCACTTCGACTCGTCCCAGGAGGCCCGCGTCGCCGTCGGCGGCACGATCGCGGGCACGCCCGTTGGGCAGAAGATGGTGCGCCACAACCTGTCGATCATCCTCGGCTACGTCTTCGCGATCCCCGCGAACCAGATCAACTCCGCGGTGAAGGCCGACTCGTGGGTCGCCCCTCTCGACACGGTCATCGGGCTGGTCATCGCGAAAATTCGCGCCGACCCGACGTTCGGCACGGCCGCGCAGGGCGACGCACGCCCGATCTGGCAGGCCGGGCAGGGACTGAACGGGGAGCCCGACATCATCGTCACCCGCGACCTGCCCGTCACCACCCCGCAGGCCAGCCGCGTCCTCAACTGGATCCGTATCCAGGTCACCGTCCTCGAAGTCGTCACCGCCTGAGCAGGGAGATGCACATGCCCACCAAGTACCGCTTCACCTCCGATGTGCCGCTGATCATGGTCGGGCTCTCGCACGGGCCTGGCGTGATCGTCGCCCACCTGGGCGGTCCCGGCGCCCCGGAGCGCGAGATCGCACCCGACGGTGCGACCGTGACGCTGTACCCGGGCGACGAGATCACCATCCCCGGCACGTACGAGCACGCCTACCTCGAGCCCTTCGCCACGGGCGGCACCGTGGCGAAGAAGCTCACTGTCGACGAGATCAAGGCGGCGCTGACCGCGCGCGGGGTCGATTTCGACCAGAAGGCCAGGAAGGCTGCGCTGGAGACCCTGCTCGCCGCGCAGCCCGACGTGCCCACGATCGTCTCCAACATCCAGATCGACCCCGCAGACCTCGACTTCGGCGAGTCCGCCGAGGGCGACATCAAAGACCTCGACGCCTCCCAGGAGGCCGACAGCGGCGACGCCGCGGACACCTCGTCCACCACGATCGAGACCCAGGAGTAGGCCATGACCAACACTTTCGCGCCGGGCCCGCTTCAGTGGCTCGGCATCGCCAAGGAGACCACGTACGGCACCGCACAGGCGGTTCCCACGCTGTGGATTCCGTGCGACAGCCCCCAGTTCACCCCCGGCTTGAACATGCTCGTCGACACGAACCTGCGCGGCTCCCAGTCCGCCGAGTTCCAGCAGGTCGCCGGCATGCGCTCCGACCAGGTCACCTTCAAGACCTACTTCTACCTCGACAGCGCGTTCGCGCTGTTCCGGGCCATGCTCGGCCTGCCCGATGTGCTCACCGGAGGCGCGGACCCGTACACGCACAAGACCTCCGTGCAGAACACCGGCAACAACGGCCAGCCCGCCGGGACGACCGTGTTCTTCAACTCCGCGGACAAGACCTGGCAGATGCCCGGCTCGATCATGTCCGAGCTCAAGGTCACCATCAAGACCGACGAGCTCGCCACCCTCGAGGTGACCTACATCGGTCTGCCCGCCACGGCCATCACGCCGCCGACCAACACGCCCACCACCGCGGTGCCCATGCCGTCGTGGAACTCGACCGTCACCGTCGCCGGAACCGGCAACACGGTGTACTCCGAGATCGACATCGACATCAAGCGCGAGACCAAGGCGATCCCGACCCTGAACGGCACCCAGGCACCGTTCGCGATCTACGCCGGCAACGTCACCGTGTCGGGCGACCTGACCAACGTCTTCCAGGGCTCGACCGACGTGAACTGGGTGGACTATCTCGCCAACACGCAGCCCGCGATCACCGTGCAGACCGGCCCCGTCGGGGATGCCACGCACTACGTGAAGCTGCAGATGACGAAGGTCGGCTACACGAAGAGCGCGTTCGCCGCCACGAACGACTACGTCGAGCTCAAGTCGTCCATCCGCGGCATCGCGAACCCGACCGATGCACTCGACTCCAACCAGTCGCCCATGCAGGTCATCTGCCTGTCGCCGGTCTCGACCGCGATCTGACCCAGCGCCGAGCGGGCGTCGTCCCTTCGCCCGCTCGGCGCACCCGCATCACCCAACATCCGGAGGCAATACGCATGGCCAAGAAGACCACGGACGGCACCCTTCCGACCGTCATCAGCATCCCGGGCGGGAAGGCGACGTTCCTCACGGACGCCGAGATCCCGCCGCGTCGTGAGCGCGAGCTCGACGTCCTGTACGCGCAGCTGAACCTGCGCAAGATCAAGGCAATCCGCGACGCCTCGAAGGTGCTCAAGGAGGACGGCTCGGTCGCCGACGAGAATGCCGCGCTGACCGGCCCCGACACGACCCTCACCGAGGACGAGGCGCGCCTGATGTTCAAGGCGGCCGAGGTCACCGCGTGGGCGTACCTGAAGTCGTGGACGCTCCAGATCACCACCACGACCGACGAGGGCTCCATGTCGGTCCCGCGCCCGGTGCCGGCCGAGCCGGACGACTACCTCGACCTGCCCAAGCCGATCTACAAGGCCTTGACCGACCACGCAGCGAAGATCGTCGCGCAGAACCTCAAGGACGAGTTCTCGGCCGCCGCCGCGGGTGATCCGGAGTCCCCTACCGAAGCCTGAGTCGCCTTCGGACAGCGATTCGGGCCAACGACCACTCCAACGTCGACGTCGTCACCGAGGCGTGGTACTCCGAGTACCTCTACCGCACGATCTTTCCCGGTACAACGCATCAGCAGTTCCTCGACGACGTCAGCCGTGAGGAACGCCAGTGGATGCTCCACATCCACCTGATCGTGACCGAAGAGAAGGAACGCAAGCGCGCCGAGGCCGAGGCGGCGCGCCAACAGCGCCGCTGAGCGGCCGGGGAGGCCGTCATGCCATGGCACGGCCTCCCCGAGTTGTACGCCGCCCTGGACAAGATCGTCAGCCGCGCCGACACCGTCGCACGAGAACTGGTCGTCACCGGATCCGCCCTGGTGACCCGCGAGGCGCAGGCCAACTTCCACGGTGCCCACCGGACTGGTGAACCGCACGTCGGCGGCAACCAGCCCAACATCGTTTCCGGTGATCTGCGCCGTTCCATCCGGCCGGACACAGTGCGTGCGGTGGGCACGCTGCAGTACTCCACCCAGATCGGCCCCCGCATGGTCTACGGCCGCGCTGTGGAGCTCGGATACCTCACCAGGCGCCCATTCCCCTACTTCCAGCCCGCCGTCGACCACTCGCTCCCGCAGCTGCGGCAACTCGCATTCGACGGCTGGTCGAAGCTGACTCACCCCTGACCGGGAGGCGCGCAGATGAGCGATCTGCTGCCGCCGGTGGTCATGGAACTGCGCACGGACGCCTCGCAGTCCAAGACCGAGATCAAGGACTACGAGTCCACCGTCAAGCGCGCCGCCGACAACACCGAGGCGGACACGAAGCGGGCCGGGGGTGCGTTCCGAAACATCGCAGGCGGCGTGCTCGTGGGCCAGCTTGCCGTGCAGGCGTTCGACAAGGCGCTGGAGGGCCTCCACAAGATCGTGGAGACCGGCATCACGGAGTCGAAGGACGCCGCGATCTCGAACGCGCAGCTGTCGGCCGGTCTGAAGTCGACCGGCGACGCCGCGAACGTCACCATGGACGGCCTGCACAACCTGGCCGAATCCATCCAGGCGTACTCGGGTCAGACCGACGACTCCATCGCCGGAGCCGAGCAGCTGCTGCTGACGTTCACGAGTATCAAAAACGTCGGCGTCGACAAGGTGTTCGATGACGCCACGAAGACGGCCGCCGACATGGCTGCCCGCCTCGGCGGCGACGCCTCTGGCCAGGCGATCCTGCTGGGCAAGGCGCTGAACGACCCGATCAAGGGCCTGACCGCTCTGACCCGCGTGGGCGTGTCCTTCACGCAGCAGCAGAAGGATCAGATCGCCCAGATGGTCGGATCGAACGACCTGATCGGCGCACAGAAGGTCATCCTCGGCGAACTGAACAAGGAGTTCGGCGGATCGGCCGAGGCGGTCGGTCAGACGTTCCCCGGGGCGGCTCAGCGGGCCAAGCGCGCCTTCGAGGACATCTCCCAGTCGGTGGTCGACAAGTTCTTGCCCATCGTCACTCCGGCGCTGATCGGCATGGTCAACACCCTCGTGGCGGCGACGCCGAAGGTAGAAGCCGCAGCCGGCCGCATCGCAGGCGGTCTCGCCGCCGCGGGCCACGCCGTGAAGGACTTCGCCGGGGGTTTCAAGAACGGCACCGACGCGATCGGGTCGAGTCAGTCGGTCTTCGCCTCCTGGGGAGCCGCCGCGTACGGCGCCTTCTCGAAGGTCATGGACGTCGCCCGCCCGATCTGGGACTCCATCAAGGACGGCGTCGAGAAGCTCATCCCGATCTTCGCCCCGATCATTGGGCAGGTCCTTCAGTTGGCGTCGGCGTTCTCGCCGCTGCAGATGATCATCAAGGCGCTCGCGCCCGTGATCCCCAGCCTCATCGACACGTTCGTGAAGCTGGCGGTCTCGATCGGCGGGACCTTGGGGAAGGCGATCACCCAGATCCTGCCCATCGTCACGAAGATCAGCGGGATGCTCTCGGGCGAGCTCTCCAAGATCGTTGTGCAACTCGCCCCGATCGTAGAAAAGCTCGCCGTCTCCCTCGGGGGCCTGCTGGGCAAGGCGCTCACGGCCGTCATGCCCCTGGTGATGAAGCTCGCCACGTTCGCTGGCACTCTGCTCGAGGCGGTCCTGCCTCTGATCCAGCCGATCCTCGATCTGGTGCTGGCGTTCCTGCCGCTGCTGGACCCGATCATCAAGCTGGTGGGTGCGCTTCTGCCGCCCCTGGTCGACCTGCTCACGATGATCCTCGATCCGGTGATGCAGGTGGTCTCCGCGTTGGTCAAGTTCCTAGCCCCGGCCATCCAGACGATCGTGAAGGGGTTCGGCAAGGACCTCATTCCGATCATCAATGGCATCTCCGAGGTGCTCGGCGGCCTGATCGACTTCATCACCGGTGTGTTCACCGGGAACTGGTCGAAGGCATGGAAGGGCATCACCGAGATCGCCACCGGCATCTGGGACACCGTGCAGAACGCCGCGCGGGGCGCCGTGAACGGGATCATCGACGTGATCAACGGGATCATCGCCGGAATCGACGGCATCGCCGATTCGGTGAAGACTGCCACGGGCGGCGCGATCAACATCCACATCGGCAAGATCCCGAAGCTGCCCGCGTTCGACATCGGCGGCCGTGTCCCGGGGTCACCCGGCGCTCCGGTGCCGATCCTCGCGCACGGCGGTGAGGAAGTCGCCTCGAACCGGATGCTCGCCGGTGACGACGATCTGCCGCCCCGCGTGATGGAGGCCGCGCAGAACCAGCAGGCGCGCGAGAACGGCGGCCGTCCCGCGAAAGCAGCGCCGAGCGTCGTGATCATGGCGCAGACCAACGCGACACCGCAGCAGATCGCATCGGCTGCCTCGTGGGAGCTTCGACGGAGGGGATAGCTCGTGCCGCTCGCGAACTTCCAGGGGCTGTCCAACGGCCTCACCTTCGGCCCCGGCACCAACGTGCAACTGCAGTCGATCGAGGGCCTGCGCCAGGCCGACGTCCAGTCGGGGGATGTTCCTCTTCCCCGACTGGACGGGGCCGCCGCAGGCTTCAACACGCTCGCCGAGCGCATCCTCGTGCTCACCTTCCAGGCGTTCAACCCGAACGTCGACTTCGAGACGGTCCTGGCCATGATCACGGCCGCATTCCAGCCGGTCGCGAACCCGAACGCACTGCAGTTGCTCCAGTTCCAGCTTCCCGGCTGGGCATCGCCCCGCCAGGTGTCCGGGCGCACCACCAAAGGCGCCATCCCGATCGATGACGACTACCAGCGCTTCGTGTCCACGATCGCGCTCGAGTTCACCTGCCCCGACCCGCTGATCTACGACTCGGTCCTGCAGACGGCATCCGCCGGTCTCCCGTCGCCCACCGCAGGCCTGACCTTCAACGCGACCCCGAACTTCGTGTTCGGTGCGTCGACGGGTGGCTCGTTCCAGCTGACCAACTCGGGCAACTATGCCGCCCCGCTGGTACTCACCGTCACCGGGCCCGTCACGAACCCAAAGTTCCAGCTAGGGTCCCTGTTCCTCGGCTTCAACCTCACGCTCGGGCCGACCGACGTCCTGGTCATCGACACGCACCCGCAGGTGCGCACCGCGATCCTCAACGGGTCCGCGTCGCGCGCCGGGACGATCCTCACGGGCTCCAGCTGGTTGCAGCTTCCCGTCGGCACCTCATCCATCGGGGTGAGCTCGTCCGACTCCTCTCCGGTCGCCGCGCTGTTCTCGGGCGCGGTCCGCAACGCCTGGGGCTTCATGTGAGCGACGCCGAAGAGTTCCACGTCATCGCCTACGACCTCAACACCAACGCGAGGCTGTGCGAGATCCCGGCGAACAACCTCCGGTTCGACTCCCGGCTCAACGACGCGGGTGCGATCTCCTTCGACATCTCCCTGCAGTCGCCAGGTGTCGCCGGCCAGGTCGCGTCGATCCTCGGCTACGAGGGCAACCCGTACGCCGTATATGTGGACCGCAATGGCGTCATCGTCTGGGGCGGCATCTGCTGGACCGGGCTGTACACGCGCTCCAGCGGACTCCTCTCCGTCGGGGGCAAGGAGTTCCTGTCCTACTTCGACCAGCGCATCGCCGCGGCCGATTACTCGCAGCTGACCTACCCGGCCGGGATCGACCCGGCGCAGCTGCTCGCCCTCGCACTCACGGACGCGCAGAATATCGCCCTGCAGGGCGCCGGTGCCTCCATCGGCCTGTCGGTCGTCTACACCGCCTCCGGCATCCCCGTTATCGTTCCCGGCTACCCGATCGCGCAGCAGACGGCGATCCAGTCGATCATCAACGACGTGACCGCCCTGGTCGTGCCCGGGTTCGGTGGTACCGACATTCAGGTGCTGTGCGCCTACGACGCGTTCGGGGTGCCCCAGCGCACCGCCTACACACGCTCGCCGCGCTCGGGTAACCCGGCCGGCTCGACAGGCCTGATCTTCGACCTGTCCAGCTGCATCGACTACACCTGGCCGACCGACGCGACGCAGGCGGGCAACACGCTGATCGTCACCGGATCCGGGAACGGTGCCGCGGCGCCCACGACCACCGTCAACGCCCCGGGTGTGCCGCTGGGCGGTCTTGGGCAGTCGCCGCGGCTCGACAAGCTGATCACCACCACGGCGCAATCGCAGCAGCAAGTGCAGCAGATGGCCAACGGCCTCGCCCAGCAGTACGGGAAGCCGGTCACCACCCCGACGGTCACGATTCTGACCAACGGTGCGCAGCCGCTCGGATCTTGGTCCATGGGTGATGACGCTCGTCTGTACATGCCGCCTGGTGACGACCGGTTCCCGAATGGGAAGTCCGAGTACTGGCGCGTCGTGCAGCAGCAGATCTCCGTCCCGGACGCCGGCGCAGCGACCGCGGTCCTCACGTTCAACGTCCCGCCGTCGTTCTAGGAGCCTGCGATGGTTGGAGCGAACCTCGGCCCGGACTATGACCTCGCCAAACGCATCAGTGATCTTGAGATCCTTGTGCGTGGCCTGTCGACCCGCGACGTGTTGCAGAACGCGTCGATCGGTGCAGGTGGCATCACCGTCAACGGTGGATCGATCATCGTCACAGGCACCGGGTCGATCCAGTTGGCGACGGGAACGTTCTTCGCGAACGCGGTGACCGGCAACTCAGTGAGCTCGCCGCTGGTGGTCGGGACCGTGGTGAAGACCACCAGCGGGCCGTCGACGAACATCACCGCGGCCCGCGTCGCTGCTTGGTTGCAGAACTCCGACGGCCTGATCGGCATGGCAACGTCGTCGATGTTCGGGAAGACGCGCCTGCGCCCCGCGGACATTGCGGAGCGCGCCAGCCAGATTCTTCAGATCACCGTGGGGTATTTCGAATACATCGACGAGGTGCGACGGCGCGACGACCCGTCCTTCGCTGACTACGTCGGCCCTGAGTATCACGTCGGAGTGAACCTCGGCGCGCTCGCTCAGCAGTTGCACGACCTCGGACTGTGGGAATGGGTGGTCTACGAACGCCACGCGATCTACGAGACCCGAGAAGACGAGGATGGCGACAAGACCGAGGTCGTCGTGGGCGACGAGCTCACGCTCGATGCGAGCGGCCAACCGATCCCAATCGCCATCCACGACATCTTGATCGGCTGGGCGGCGCTGATTCTCGCTCAGTACCAAGGTGAGCGGCTAACCGCCATTGAATCGTGGGCTGCCACACAAGGATTCGAGGCTCAGGGCTCCAGGTAAGCGGTGCACTGGTTGGCATCGTTGTACGCGACGCAGGGCCGACCACCAGGACCGTCCTTCTGACAGTTCGACTCATTCCCTGCGGCGTCGACCGCGTTGGCGGTGTAACCCGCCGCGCATTTGATCGGCCCGTCGGCAACCTGCTGCTGGTGAGCGGCCGCGAGTGCGGCTGCCACGGCTGCTGCAGCTGCAGCCGCCTTCTCCTCATCGTCCTTGATGATCGCGGCCTGCTCGTCGGCTCCCTGCTGAACAGAGTCCAACTCGGCCGGCGTGAGGGTGGACACGTACGGGGTCATGGTCGGCGTCGGTACGGCCGTGGGGTTCAGCTGCGAAGCGAGCGCCGGACCGAACGCCACGGCAGAAGCGGCGATTGCGAGCGCGCCGACCAGACCGACGATCCACGGCCAGCGCCGGGTCGCCTTGAGCCTGTCGCTCGGGAGCTTCTGCTGCTTCATACCTGTCATTAAGACGCCGGACATACCTCCGCGTCTACCCCTTCGTCTACCCCCCAAACGGGGAGAGCCAACAACGGGAGTGTCCATGGCCGTCCAGACCGTCCCCTACGCGCTCCAGAATGCCTCCCACTCGGCGGCTGTGTTCCGGCAGGCGACGTCCGCGCCGTTCACCACAGGCGGCATCATGGCGGCTGGGGAGCTCGCCGTCGCGCAGCAGGGCACCCCGAACATGTCGGTCATCCTCGGCCCCGGCCGGGCGAAGGTCGTCGGAAACTCGGTCTCTCCGCCGGCAGGACTCAGCTTCACCACCCAGGCGATGTACGACGTCCTCAATGACGCCAACACCACTCTGACGATCACCACGTCGAACCCGACGAACCCGCGCATCGACGCCGTCTACATCCAGGTGCAGGACGCCTTCTACTCAGGGGCATCGAACCAGGCGATCGCTGGCGTCGTCACCGGCACCCCCGCGGTGAGTCCCACGGCGCCTGCTGTGCCCACCAACTCGATCCTCATCGCCTACGTCGCCGTCGGCGCCAACGTCACCACCATCGTCAACGCGAACATCAGCTTCCAGGGCGTCGTCGCATCACTGATCCCGTCGCCAGCGGTCGGGACGACCCGCATAATCCCGGCCAGCGTGGTGGTCGGATCGGGGACGGGCACGGTCGGCGCGAACGGTGTCGTCACCTTCTCGGGCGCATCGTCTATCTCGATCAACACCTGCTTCACGACGACGTACGACTTCTACGCGATCGAGATCGACGTCCCGACCACGAGCGCCTCCGTGTCTGCCGTGCTTCGACTGCGAGCTAGCGGAGCCGATCTCAGCGGTGCTGTCTACGACTCCCAGGCCCTGTACGCCCAGGGCGCTTCTCCGGCATCTGCAGCAGCAGCGGCGGCCACCAGCTGGGGAATCGGCATCGCCGGAACCGTCCATCGGGCGACAGTAAACCTGACGCGCCCAGCCTCGGTGGCGGCGAAGATCGGCGACTCGAAGTGGTACTCGACCCAGAACCCGCAGACGTCATCGACCTTCTACCTCGCCGGTCTGCAATACCGCACAGCCGCCGCCGCCGATGGGTTCTCACTCATCTTCACCGGCGGTACGGGCACGGGCACCATCCGCATTTACGGCTGGAACAACAACTAGGGAGACAATCCGATGACCGACTTCGCCCTCGCCATCGAAGAGATGACGGCCGCCGAGCTCGCGACGCTCGCGGAGGCGGAGGCCGCGTTCCGTGCGTCCCGCGCCCTGCTCGCTGAACCGACAGAGGAGACCTTCGAGACCCAGCCACTTGCCGCCGTTTCCGCGAGCGGCTATGGGACAGGCATCGACATCAGTACGTACCAGGGGCACCCGAACTTCGTCCAGGTGAAGGGTGCCGGTGTCGTTCTGTGCATTATGCGGTCAGGGATCGTTTCGGGCGGTCGGGTCGCGATTGACAGCGTCTATCTTGCGAACCGGTCCGATGCTCGAGCCGCTGGCCTGCCGATCGGAAACTATCTGTTCAACGGCGCCATGGATGCCGCTACGGCCGCCAGCCAGCAGTTCGCGCTCATGGACTACCGCCCCGGCGAACCCGTCGTGATCGATGTGGAAGGCGCCGCCGGCACGGTCTGGAACCCGACCCAGGTGTACGCGTGGGCACAGCGGATGCTCTCCCTCGGCGTGCGAATCCAAGACCTCGGCGTCTACATGAGCTCGAGCGTGACCCGGTCACAGAACTGGTCCGCCGTCGCCGGCCTTGGCCTGGTCCTCTGGGTCGCCGCGTACGGCAGCAACAACGGAACGCCCGGCTCAGCGCCCGTCATCGGCTACTGGTCGTCCTGGATCATGTGGCAGTTCACCTCGACCGCGACCTGCTCCGGAATCGCAGGGCGCGTCGATACCAGCCTCATCGCTGCCGGCTTCCCGGTCGGCGTCAACAACAACCACCAGCAGGAGGAAGAGATGACCGACAGCATTTACTACGCCGACACCAAGCTCGGCAAGACCGCCGTCACGAGCAAGAGCGGCGTGAAGGTCGTCCCGGAGTCGATGTGGTACCAGGAGCGCCCGGGAGCGCCCCTGCAGCCCCTCTCCGCCGGGAACTACGCAGGAACGCCCGTGACGTCGGAGTATGCAGCGTTCCTCGCCCACCAGGGCAGCAACCAGGCCGCGTGGGCCCTTCCGTCCTCGACCCAAGCGATCGCGGACCTCATCGACCTCCGCGGCACCGCCCCGATCGGAACCTCGGAGAGCGGCGGGGGCGCGAGCACGGTGCCCGATCCGGCCGCGTGGGGTAAGGCGGCCGGCGATGCGGTGGCCGCGGCCGTGACCACCGCGCTCGAGGGGATCGGCTTCACCGCCTCCGGAGGCTTCGCACCCAAGAACTAGAACATCCGAGCGCATCGAGAGGGGGAGTCCTTTTGGAATGGATCGGCCCGGTCACGGCTGTAGCTGTCGCGATCGTTGCGGCATCTGGCGCATGGCTGACCTACAACGCCACGAAGAGCGCAGCACGCGCGAAGCGTGAGGACACCCTGCAGAAGCGCAACATCCGGCTCATCAACTACGCCGCCCGCCTTCGAGACAAGCTCGAGGCGGCCGGCGGGGAGCCGGAGCCGTGGCCCGACGACCTTTACGACGAATAGGACGCACGCCCATGACCGAAACTCCCGCACCGACGCCGCCGGCCCGCCGGTCGCACATTCCCCCGTGGGCCCAGGCGCTCGTCGCCGTGCTCGGATCCGGATCAGTGATCCTCGCACTCGTGATGCTCGGGCTCACCAACGCCTCGCTGCAGTCGCAGATCACCGCGCTGTCGCAGAGCCTGACCGCCGCCAACGATCAGGTCGTGCAGCTGGGCGCGAAGCCCGTCGCGCCGGAACCGGAGAAGATCACCGGACAGCCGGGTGCCGCCGGTCCCGCTGGCGCCGCCGGCAAGGACGGCGTCTCGGTGCTGTCGGTCTCGTGCTCGTCATCGGGCACCTTCACCGTCGTGTATTCGTCCGGCCGCACACAGACGGGCATCGGTGACTGCATCGCACAAGACGGTGCAGCTGGTGCCAACGGTGCGAACGGTGCCAACGGTGCAGACGGCAGCCCCGGTGCTACTGGAGCGACAGGAGCCGACGGCCAACCACCGGTCTCGTGGACCTACACGGACGGCGTCGGCTTCAACTACCTCTGCACTCGCACGGACCCGTTCGACGCCGCACAGCCCACCTACAGCTGCTCCCGCGACTAGCGCGGGAGGGAATCGAGAAGGAAAGCATGATCCTGAACAAGTACCTCGCGGCCCTGCTCAACATCGTGGGCGTCGCTCTGGCAGCGATCGTCGCTGCGCAGAAGGTCGGCCCGCTCGACATCGGCGCGGATGACCAGATCGTCATCCTCGTCATCGGCGCGATCGTGATCTACTTCGTGCCGCTCCTGAACACCAAGTGGGCGGGCTTGCTGAAGGTCCTCGCCGCTGCCCTCACGGCCGCCGCGACCGCTGCCTACCCGGCGTTCGTGTCGCACGTCCAAGTGGACTGGCTCGTCGTCGCCCTGGCCGTTCTCAACGCCCTCGGCGTCGGGGTCGGCACAGCAGTGCGATCCGACAGCCTGAAGCTGCACGGCCCCAACCTCGAGGTCGGCAGCGCGTTCCGCCCGTAGTACCTACCGCAACTCGAAGCGCCCCACCCAGGCTCCGGCCCGGGTGGGGCGCTTTCGTGCGTCCTCGGGCCTACACCGCCGCCGTGCGCTTCGAGGCAGCGGCCTCGATGTCCTGACGGGCGAAGACGATCGTGCGCTCGCCGACGCGGTGGGCGTGGAGCTCGCCAGTGCCGGCCTTCTTCACGATCGCCTGACGCGAGATCCCGAGCATTGCCGCGGCGTCATCCGATCCGATCAACTCGGGAACGGGGGTGAGGTTGTTGCGGCGGTCGAAGTCGTCAGTGCTGAGCACCTCGAACGCGGTCAGTTCGGCGCTGGATGCCTGGCTGGCGAGGGCCAGCCCGAGGCTGATGGCCTGCAGGGTATTGTTCGCCGGGATCGTCACCCACACGTCGAGGTGCCCGTTGTCATTGTCGGCGGGACCCGCCGCGGGGTGGAACGCTTCGAGCGCGGTCACGAGCTCGTCGGCGTGCTCTTCGGTGGGGGGGAGCCGAAACTCCAGCTTGATGTTGTATTCCATCGCGGTCTCTTCTCTCGTATCGTTGAGGGGTCGGGCCGGGAGATATTTTGGTTATCTCCCGGCCCTCTTTCATTCGGGCTACGGCCACCTGAACCCGTAGCGCTTGCACTTCTGGATGGAATTCTTCCAGCCGCGGTAGTCGCTCGGGGTTCCGCCGAAGGTGGTCACGTACACCGGACCATAGAAGACGGCCACGTGGCCGTTCTTCCGGACGATCGTTTCGAATCCCTGCTCTTCCAGGGCTTCCACGATCTTCTTGAGTTCCTTCTTCATTTGTATCACCTCCGTTTCCTTGTGTAAATACATTCTAGCGGAATAGGTTGCGCTAGCGCAACCTGTGATGCATACTGATCACATGGAGACCAGCACCGATATCCGTGCAAGCCTCGGACGAGACATCCGGGAATGGCAGATCGACACCAACTACGGCGAGAAGTCCATGAACCAAGACGCGCTGCTGCGCACCTACCGCCTGGCGGCGAGGTGCGGCATCACCCGCCGCGAGGTGCTGGCCGCCATCAAGGGCGCGCCGCTTCCGACTCGGTGACCGCACCTGACCACAGCCAAGCGCGGTGCTCTTGTCCATCCGGCGTCCTCCACTTCACCGCCGCGGCCCGGGCCGTCCACGCGGTAACTAGGCCCTCAACCCGGATCGAGTCGGAGCCATACCGCACCCACGCGCGACAGGGCACCGCCCGCGGAGGCCTCGTGATCGGCTCATGGTCCAGATCGAGCTCGGCGGCCGTCAACGATTGCGGCGCGTGGTCGCGCATCATCATCCGGTCGATGCCGCGATCGATGGACGCCGGCGTGCCGCGCGTGTTGCCCATGCTTGCTCCGGGACTCCAGCTGCCCGGCCGCAACTACAAGAACTACAAAAAGTAAAAAGGGGCCGCCCCGGGGGCGGCTTTGATCAGGATGCTACATGCGGGCGAGCAGTTCGGCTTTCTTGGCCTCGAACTCCGCATCAGTGAGAACGCCGGCATCGTGCAGCCCTGCAAGCTGGTGCAACTGCGCGGCGACATCCGGCACAGTGGTCGCGGCAGCCGTCTGGACGACGACGGTCTGCGGCTGAGCCGCCTCGAGCATGAGCCGCTGCACCAGCTGCTTCACCTGCTCGGCCTCCTTGTGACCGGTACGAAACTCAAGCTGGCCACCGGCGGTCGCGATCCGGACCACGGTGTTCAGCCCGGCGCCCTTCTTCGAGGTCACCCCCGACACCATCCGGATCGGCACCATGTCGGTGTTCTTACCACGGACGCCGGTGAACACCGCTGACATGCCCATGGTCAGGATCCCCGCCGCTACCTTGCCGCCCGAGACTGCCTTGCGCTCCCACTCGATCCGATCCTGAAACACCTCTACCCGGGCGTTCTTCCCGTCGATGTGCGAGACGAACGCATAGAGCGGCTTCGAGGTATCGACCACGGCCGCTGGCGGCTGGTCACCCTGATCCTGATACCGATCAGTCCACGCCTTGCCATCCCACCACCGCATCCGACCGTTCTCCGCCGAATGCCAACCTGCAGGCGCCGTCTTTGTCATTGCTCTGATCCTCTCGGGTAGTGCGCCGATCGTATTCGCCGTGACGCTCGCCGCGCTACGCCGCGAGTCGCGTAGATGCGGATGCGAGCTCGAGGTCGTCCTCTTCGATGTGGATGTAGATCTCGGTGGTGTGCGAGTTGGCGTGCCCAAGGAAGATCTGGGTTCGGCGGATGTCCTTCCCGTCGCGGTACACCGCATCGCCCGCCCGATGGCGCAGAGCATGCGGGTTCACACCGACGCAGCGCTGGATGTGCCGCCAGATCATCGACGGGTGCGCGTGGCCACCTGAGCGCCCCGGAAAGTAGAACCTCCACCGCATGGAAGTGTGCTCGATCTGGTCGAGGATCGCCTGGAGCTCGGGTGAGGCAGCGACGGTGCGCTGCACGTTGCCCTTGCCGACGATCGTGAGCCATTTCCCGCGTCGGTCGTCGAGGTGAAGCCCGGCGATCTCGGACACGCGGAATCCGCACTCGGCACCCAGCAGGATCATCGCCTGTTCTTCGAGCGTGGCCCGTGCGAGACCGTCGCGTATCTCGGTCTCGGTGGCCATGCGAGCCGCGGTGCGATGCACGCGGACCCGGACGATCTCCGCCGCGGGGTTGTTCCGGATCCGGCCCGACTCGGCCGCCCATTTGTAGAACGAGCGGATCGTGGCGATCGCCGTCTGCTGGGTGTTGAGTGACCAGCCCGGCTCACGTTCTGCGAGCCACCACTCCAGCTGCTCCATCGTCACGGTCGATAGATCGCCTAGTGCGGCCTCCACCTTGGTCATGTAGAACAGCCGAAGCCTGACGGTCTGAGGAGAGAGTCGGCGCCTGGTGAGGGCGTGGCCGTATTCGGCGAGCAC